TTAAAGCCCAAGCCGGGAATTCAACATAGAAACCTGGTCGCCGTTCATCTCTTCTATCCATGTACTATAAACGTCGTACACCATTTGCGCGTTTTCATGCCCCATCTGATTGGCTATAAAAGACGGGTTTGCGCCAGCCGTCAGGAGCCAGCAGGCAAAAGTATGCCGCGTATGGTACGGATTCCTGCGGCGAATGCCAGCGCGTTTTACTGCAGCTTCCCATCTGCTGCCTATGCTGCTGTGCGAATAGCAGGGTTTTTGCTCGCCTTTCCGTCTCCGCGGCATGAAAACAAATCGCAAATTCTGTTCCTCGCTTGAGCCGTATTCCCTGTGGTGAAACGTGATAGTGGATACCGGATGTCCAGCTGTCAGTTCATGCTGCGCTTTCAGCGCGTCCAGGGCAGGGCCGAGCAATTGTATCGTCCGGTTTCCTGCCGCTGTTTTTGGTGGGCCGAACATGCCGTTTGCTGTCAGATTCCGGCAAACGTGTATCACGCCCTTATCCAGATCGACATCTTCCCATGCCAGAGCCGCCAGCTCACCATGCCGCACACCAGAATAGACGGCGAATTTCCACATGTTCTGGCTTTGGCCTCGTTCACTTGCCATGAGGGCTGCAAATTCCTCTCTTGTAAGTGGGTCAGGTTTAGCCCTTGTTTTACGTAGGCTTTTTACGCTCTCAAATGGTTTATGTTGGATAAAACCCGACATGTACGCAAAATTCAGAATAGAGCACAGTAAAGAAACATAATTGTTGACAGTCGAAACTGTTCTGCCTTTTTTATTTTTACGCTTGTTTTTTGAATAGAAGGTTTCTCCTGTTAGCAATTCGTTTCTACAATTAAGAACGTCACTATATCCAATAGCAGTGAGCATAGTGTTTCCGTTCATGATTTTTATTATTGTATCAACCTGGGATTTTGTTTTCTTTAGAGTATTGGCGCTGATTTCAGTTTCTTTAATTTTAAGCCACAGTTCACACAGTTCATGAAATGTGCTCACCTGTAACGTGGTGTTAATCGCTACTGCCTTTTTGGATGAGGGGAATCGACGCCCGTAATCAAATTCCCCCATGTTTATTTCGCTGGTAATTACCGCTCTTAAATTACCAGCTTTTTTTATGTTTGCGGGGCTTACAATCCACCCCTTTAACACTTCGCGGCAGCGCTTACCTTTATACATAAACCAGACGCATATTCTGTTACCACGAATCTCCACGCCTGTAGGTAGTGTTGCCATTTACGAATCCCGGATAAATTTATTAATTTCCGGATAGTTGTACCAGGTAGTTCCGCGCAAAGTTTTTTCGCCAGAAGGGGAAACTCTTTTGAAGTGAACGCCTTCTATCCAGGCTCCTTGTCGGTAACTTTCAATCTGCCGGGCTCCAAGGCCAGTTCGTGCCATCAGAGCCTTTTCAACCATCCACTCTTCATTAAAAATGATCTGCGCCATATAAACCTCTCTGGCGACATGCCGAGTATAAGCATGCGCGCCGTAGTGGATTGATAATTCGTTATCAGGCGACCTGCCCGGGGAGGGCTCTCAACCGGCGCATGCCGGTCATAGCCGTGGCCACGTAACTCGCTTTACGGTTCACCACCTCCACCCAGACCTTTACTCCTTCAATCTGCACCGTATACGTCTCTTTCATCTGGCTGCGTCCGTAATCGCCGTAACGTTCTACGTGCTTAGCCAGCGCCGCATCGCACGCCTGGCGGCCCAGAGGGGAGTGTTTGCTCCGATTAATCAATCGCATATACATTCCTTAATCGGGAGAGTTTCCCCTCCCAAGCTGGTTAGCCCACGTATTCCGGTTTCATGTCGTCCAGGGTGATGCGGAACTGGTCATACAGTTCATCACCGAGGTGGCGTTTCGCGCCGTTGAGAATGCCTTCAGCTTTAGCGAACAGTTCGACGGCTTCCGGTTCTCCGGGATTAGGTAGAGAGTTGATCGCGGCCTCAACTTTGTTTCTGGCGTCAACCATGAAATAACGCTGCACGGCTTTACCTTTCAGCTCGGTGAAGAGAACAGTGCCCAGCACAGCTTTCTCTTTATCCAGATCCGCCCTGATGGCTTTTGCTGCATCGACCGATTCGGCGCGCTCAATGCGGTCACGGAAATCATCTGCCAGGGAATCAATATTGAGAGCTGAATCCTGCGCGCTGGTGGTGATGTCTGTTCCGCTGGCGATCTCTGCCACAGACATTCTTTGCGCCGGCGTCGGGTTTATTTCTCGCTCGGTCCTTTGTTCAACTTCATCCGGGCTGTAAACACCCAGGATGACTTCCGGGCAATACAGCCGCGCCCAGTATTTCACGCCCAGATAAGCGATTTGCTGTTTCGGGTTAGAAACCCACAAAGGAGAATTACGTGTGACGACTCCAGAGAGATAAAGTGGCTCCCCCCAGGTGATTTCTGATTCACCGCGCAGAATCGCGCCGACCTGGACGAATAACCCGATTTCGTCCTCATCTGTCCAGCCTCGTACACGCTCAGTGACATTGTATTTCCCGTTTTTGCCGTGCTTTTCCCGGGTGACCTCTTGAGTCCTGGTGCAGCGCTCCCAGTCGCCGCCGTAACGATAGTGAAAGCGGCCATGAATGGCGCTTGAGCTGGCGATTACCGCATTGACTAACTGGGCTTCATACCCAAGCACACCGTTTACCAGATGCGTTTTTTGCGCTACTGCGTAGGGATTCATGCCCCATTGCATTGCCTGCATAACGATCGCCATGCAATCGGCTGGTTTACCCGCGAGGTGTGCAGGTACCGTCACCTGAGAATCTGCCATCAGGTTTGCAAATGCCGTTAGCTGGCCGAGCGCCTGCACGTTGAAGATGGTGTTACTGGCAGAAATGGTATTTGGAGCCTGTTGCTCAGTGGTAACAATATTGGTGTTTTCCATTGTCATATCCCCTTATGCCTGTACGCGCAGTGCTTCGAGACGGCGCACATCAAAATCGTTGAGTTCTTCGGCGTAATCCTCAGTAATCGGCGCCGGCCAGTCGCCAGTGTCGAAACCGTTCGCAATGGCGCGCATAGCTTTGCGGTATTCCAACATGCCGAGTTCCAGTAGTTCTTCGGATGCCTCGATGATGGCGATCCAGTGGTAGTTCTCGTCTTTGTTGACGAATATCCAGAAGAACTGGTCAAGGGCTGCGGTTTCGCAGTACATAGCCGCGCTCAGGTGGTAATCGCGCTCGATGATTTCCCGGTGCAGTTTCGCGCGTAGGCCTTCCTGCTTGATGTTCCACATGCTGATGGTTTTAAGGTCTGCACCGATGCGCAGGCCACCCATGTCTATCTCAAGGTCAGGACGCACGCGAACTTCCAGCCCGGTTTCCTCATCAATGCCGAAATAGCTCACCTCGACGGCACGGCTCGGGTGCGTCAACAACTTGCCGGCGGTCGGGTGATTCAACAGTGCTTTTTGAATGGCCAGTGCCGTAGCCAGCTGCTGGCGGGTAACCAGCACTTTTCCTTCCGGGTTTTCGCGCCATGCATCCAGTAACTCATCGGCAAACACGGCATCCGGTTTAACCGATTTCACGGCCTGAATCAGATCCGCCTTAGTACCTGATACTTTCAGCGGCTGCGACTTCTGCACTTCCTGAGCAACCATGTCAGGATTGATAATCGCCAGTTGCTCCAGCATGGCATCACGACTTCCGCTGGTTTTAACTGGTGAGGGCTTCTGCATTTCCTGAGCAACCAGATCCGGATTAATGATTGCCAGAGTTTCCATCAGCGTTTCCCGGCTGCCACTGGTTTTGAGCTGTGGCGGCAGGGTGGCGTTAAATTCCTTGATACAGGCTTTCATTGCAGATGCGGTCTGTTTCTGGCCTTCTTCAATGCGCTGGAAATCAACTGGCAGAGACATGTAGCTCTGTCCTGTTTCGTTGATATCGTTCCCCAGAGCGGTCTGCGCTGGCAGACTAGCGTTGTGTTCTTCAATGAGTGCTTTGATCTCATCGGTGCTGAGGGGGGCGATCAGGCTGGCGTTGTGCGCCTCCAGCAGCGCCTTGATGTCGTCAGCACTCAACAGCGGCGGTAGCCCGTTGTTGTATTCGTCGATAAACGCGCGGATCGTCGCAGTCGTGGTGAAGGCGCCTTCCGGGATTTCCGGCTCGATGCTGAATTCTTTTTCCAGCTGCTCAGGCTGCAGCGCCAGTGCATGCACCAGGTTGCCCATATCCAGAACAGGGGAGCGTACCTTCTGGATGGTTTTGGATACGTGGCGCGCCTCGAAATACATCAGCGATACCCGGGCATCTTTAACCATCGTGGAGCTGATGCCGTTAGCGGCGTGGTAGACCTCATTTGGCACACCTTCATATCGACCAGGCTCGAAATACTCCGGCCATGCTGGCGCTGCTTGTTCAGCCTCTTCCTCTTCATCGCTATGAGCACTCTCGGAAACCTGGCTTTTCAGCTCTTCGGCGGTAAGATCCGGGCAGCGTTCAGCCAGTATTTCTCTCATGTTCACGGCAGTTGTTTGCGCAGGAGGTTCATCAGCGCCTTCGCCTGCTGATACCGCATTATCATTTTCGTCTTCGACCGGCTGAGCCGTTTCCATCTGCACATTGCTGGTGGTTTCCCCGGAATTAGCTGGATGTAATTTTTCTTCTGCAGCGCGCTGGCGCGCCTGGTCCACGATAGAAAGTGCTGGTGCTGGTGCTGGTGATGTCTGGCTATCCATCAGACCATCAATCGAAAAAACACCATTGCCCATGTTTGAAACTTCAGGCTGTTTGGGCTTGGTCAGGTCTTCGGTTATCCACTTCGGATCCGTGGGGTCACTGATACCTTCGACATATTCGCCACGTTCGGCGGCCAGAACCTGATTAGCGTCAGGTCGTTTCTTTTGAGCTTCTTTCACAAGTTCGGTGCCAATTACCTGAAAGTCAGTTGGGAGAGTTTCCAGGTCAGGCACATCTTCATCTCCATCGATAGCCTTTTTCACAGCGTCCAGAGTGACGGCGGCAGATGAAACATGACCGGCTTTTTCAAGCGTCTCAGCAGAAGGGACGTCATGCTTATGCTCGGTCAGGTTCGCATTGATATAGGTCTGCAGGCTTACAGGGAAATGGTGAATATCGCTGGTGGCGCCACGAATAAGGGCAAAAATGGCTGCGCGTGAATAATCCAGGATGCCTGCGACCTTGCGCAGCGCTGCAGACCATTCCTTGAACGGACTTTCTTTCTTCTGGACTATCTCTTTGGCCCGGCGGTGAATTGATGCCGGGAAATTGTAGATATCGAAATCCATCGGCATTGTGGCCAGAGCTATTTCTACATCGAGCGTATCAAGGGTATGGGTGTAGTCAGGATTGCGATCGGTTTTATTAGCGCCGCCAGCATTCGTACCTGCATCAGTTTTCATAACTGAAGAAATACAGTTACCGGCAGCCCATTCCCTGGTGAGAATGCCGCGGTCAATCGCGTTCGTGGCGAACCACAGCTTTGCAAACTGGATACGCTTGCCGAGCTCATGCCGTTTCCCTTCGGGGAAGACTTTTTTATTGGCACTTGTGAATTTCCAGAGTGCCGGCATATCGTATTTTTTGATTTCAGGAATATTCTCGGCGGCCAGAATCAGATCCTGGACGGCAGCATTATCAGTGTCCATTTCAAGAACTGACAGCTCCTGCCGGTGAGGCATGCTGATATGATAAACGTGACTTTCTTCGGCCATATACTGCGCCAGCAGCTGAGCGCGAAAGGGGAGTTCTGCCACGTTAAAAAGCGCGCTCGAATCGTCCTGGTATTCATCGCTACCGAAAGTTTCCACGGTCTCACCTTGTGCCGCGTCGCCAGTAGTATTGGCATCAACCAGCACGCCACTAACGGGCTCAGCGGATACTCCGGCATCATCGATGTGATGATCCGCAGGCGCCTGACCTGGCTTCAGAGCCCAGGTGCGGCCATCATCGCCGAGCTGGTAGCGTTCGCACCATGAGTAATTGAGAACGCCTTCCGCTGGTAGGTCATTGAATACCGGGAAATCGGTGCGAATTGGTTTTTGATAGTCTTTGCCGCGGCCTGTTTCGATCCCAGCGTCTTCCAGATCGACGTCCAGTTGTAGAAGGGCGCGAGCTTCTGATTTATTAGTGCGCCAGATTACGGCATCAGCTTTACCCGATTTTTGAGTCGCTTTTATCAGATAAAAATATTCCATGTGATAGCCTCTATTTTGGATGTAGAATCCCCCGGGCCATTGGTAGCGCCCATTCAGGGTGGTCATTGGTTTTGGTAATTTCCGGTGTAACTTTGGTCGGTGGCACCGGACGTACAGCCCGCTTCGGCGGGTTTACGTTAGCCCTCGTGAGCCATCTGGTCGTGAGAGGCGCAACGTTCTGAGCAATACTCTTTTTCTTTCCGTGCGAGCTGGTTCCCCTGGAGGTACAACAGGGTGCTTACCACTGGTTTTCCCTCGATAGCTTTGCGGCAATAACCGCATTTCTTCTGCATTCTTCCCCCTACATTTGCACCGTGAACCCTGCCGGATGCTCGTCCAGTACACCTTTCAGCGGATAACATTCAGCTTTCACATGTTGCTCTTCTGCAGCTGCCTTGCAGTCATTCTCAGTGTCGTAAACGCCGAGCAGGACATCCTGATTACCGCCCGTCAGCATGCTGACGGTGAGAACCAGAGCGAACATCGTGCTCATGAAGGGTCTCCTTTTTGCGCGAGCATGTAGCACACCCGGCGGATGAAAGCTGACAGCGGACTTAAACGAACAGCCTGCTGACGAGCGGGTTTGCGTGCGAAATCAATCATGTAAATAACTCCCTCAGTGCGCAGAAAAGCGCGATCCAGATGAAGAGCCCAATTACTGCTGAAATGACCATGGCTATGATGCCTTGCTTACTCATTTCAACCTCAGCCATTACGTGGCCAGCGGAACAAGAAATACTTCTGCGCTTAATGTAAGACGGTGGATGGCCGTCGGTTGTTATCACCGAGTCCTCTCGGCTTGACTCTAATTACTACATATCTGTGATGTTGCAACGTGGTAAATTTAGCGTGTCGCTAAATTTCACGCAATAGCAAAATGCTAAATTATCTGGTGTGTTGTTTTAGCGTATTGATTAATAATGGATTTAAGTTCTGTCGATAACGAGGAGGGACATTGAGGAGACAAAAAAGCCCGCGCAAAGGCGGGCTAAGGAGTCCAAATAGGAGTTTAGGGAATATTCAGAATTTTAGCGTCAACGACAACCCCAATGATTTTGCAGTTGCCGTTAACTTCGATCATCGGATAAGCAGGGTTAAGGGGTTTTAGAAAGCGTCTGCCAGCATCGATAACTAGTTTCTTAAAAGTAGCTTCATTATCGCCATCTAGTTTGGCAACCACTAATTTTCCATTTCGAGGCTCTACTTCAGGATCTACCAGAATAGCAGCCCCTTCAGGTATGCTCAGACCTGCAGGAGAGGTCATTGAATCTCCTTTTACATCCAGCCAGAAGGAGTCCTCAGAGCATACAACAGTCGTATCGTACCAACGATCGATCGCTCGTCGGTGATATGGTTCTACAGCTTCCATCCATTGCCCCGCGCTTACCCAGCTGATTACAGGATAACTTCCTTTCGTCTCATTCAATCCTCGAAACGAAACGTTCGAAGATGTTTCTTTGGCATGTAAAACATCCATCCAGCCAAAAGGCAGATTAAGCGCAGACTCAATTTTGCGGGCCATCTTATCGCCAATATTGCGATGAGGATTTGGACCCAGAAGCTGGCTAAGAGCTGCCGGGCTTGTCTCAATGAGTTCGGCGAACTGTGCCTTTGTCATTCCAGACTCGCTCTGGCGCTTCTCGTACAGAGATTCCAGGTTGGCTTTTCTGATTTCTTTATTTTCCATCCCTGCATTGTTGTCGTTTTTAGCAAAATGATAAATGCGCAAATTGCTAAATGTTGCTTGCGTAGTATTTAGCATAAAGCTAAACTCCAAAATTGTTGACTCAACCGGAGACACCAATGAGTACAGAACTACACCGCTGGCGTAAGGGCGCCACAACTGACGAATGGGCACAACTAGCGAAGCTGGCGAATACGACCCCGGGCTATCTGGATCAGATTGCCTACGGTAATCGCCGTGCATCTCCCGAAATGGCATCCGCAATTGAAGATGCTACAAGATTTTTTCACAGCCAGGCCCCGGTGCTCAAAGAAAGCCTTGTATTCGTCACTCCGCGTAATACGGCACTCTGAACATTAAAGGGAAAATCATGCGTTCACTTACCTATCAACAAAATACCGGATTCAACACCGGTGCCTTGATAAAGCGAAATCAGCTGAGAGAGTTAGATCACGACGGTATTCGCTCTGCCGTTCGCGCCTGGGCAGCAGCTGAAGGGCAGGATGTTGTCTCGGCATACATCATCGATGAGTGGCGACAGCAGGGCGGCGAGGAGATCGCGTTTCCTGATGATATCAGCCGTGCCAGACAGAAGCTTTTTCGCTACCTGGACAACCCGGCCGAGTCTGAGCGCTATCGCGAGTACGTCCGCCTTCTTACCCCGGCAATCATGACCGTTCTTCCGTTGGAGTTCCGCCATCGCCTGATGCCTCAGGACGATATTTTGTCGCGCCTATCTTCGGCCATGAAGGAATGCGCTGAAGCAAAGCAGGCGGTGATGCTGAATGCGCCAGAGCACCAGAAGCTGAAGGAGGTGAGCGAGGGAATAGCGTCACTTTTCAGGCTAATGCCTGAGCAGACAGGAGCGCTGATGACGATCGTGAGCTCAATGCTTGGCGTGATGTAAGCGGGGTATCCATGAATCACATCGAATTTATTCAGAAGAACGTCCGCGAGGAACTTCTTCGCAAAGGCTTCACGCAAGCAGTGGCTCAGGGGGGGCGTACTAGGCGGTCGATATGTACAAGCGGATGTCACAGGCAAGCCGCAAGGGGGAATGTTTGACGATGTTATGCGACACGCAAAGTTATGGGCAGAGAAGCAGACCAGCGCAGCTGAACGCCGGGAAGCAAAGCGCAAAGTGCGAAAGGGCGCGACCAGGCTGGGTTGTTCTGAAAGGGTGAAGACTGTTGTGCGCCAACACAGCCAGTCTTCGGGTGAATTAATTGGGTCAATTCACGGGATGAAGTATGTCAAATACCGCTGAAGTTATCAATTTTCCGATTAAAACCGAGCGTTCGGGAGGTCAAATGGCCGACCTGGCTAACGGGTATACCAAGATCGCAAACGAGATACAGAAGCTCAAGCCACGTCTGCGGATGTCTGGTCGTGAGTGGCAGTGTCTTGAGGCTGTTATCTGGCTTACCTATGGATGGAACAAGAAGCAGGACCGAGTAACAAACACGGTGATTGCTGAGCTGACAGACCTCGGAGAGTCGCATATTTCCGACACAATCAAATCTCTCGCGGAGCGGAAAATTATCTTCGCTCATAAGCAGGGAGTGATGAAAATTGTCGGTATAAATACTGAGCTATCTGAGTGGATTTTAGACAAACCGAAAACGGGAAAACTCTCCCCGGAATCGGAAAAAGTGTTACCGAAAACGGGAAAACCTTTCCCGGAAACGGGAGACACCCAATACAAGAAAAAGAACAATAGTAAAAGATCTTCTTCGTTTCGGAATTCTAAAGAATCCCGAAACGAGGAAACTTTGAAGTTTCTCTCTCGTCATCCAGAAGCGGCCGATGGGATTTATACCCCTGCGGGTAAATCCTGGGGAACAGCTGACGACCTCAAAGCCGCGCGATGGATTTTCGATAAAGCCCTCACCGTGAATGCCTCCCTCTCTGAGCCGAACTGGGTTGAATGGGCGAACACCATCCGCCTGATGCGCCTGCAGGACAAGCGCACTCACTATGAAATCTGCGAACTGTTCAAGTGGGCAAATGAGGACGGTTTCTGGCAGGAAAACATCCTTTGCCCCTCAAAACTACGTAAGAAATGGGATCAGCTCACAACTAAACGCCTGCGCAGCCATGGTCCATCCAGAAGCGCATCAGGCGCAAGTGCGCTGGACAACACAGACTGGATCAACGGGGTACTCGAGTGAAATCTATCGCAGAAAGCATGCACAACTTCGACCGTGAAAACTTCCAGCGAGTGGCTGCCGGGCTTCCGGAAATGCAGGACGAGCAGGCAGGAAAGCGCCAGGCGGCCAAGACTGCGGAGATCTTCAACGAGCTTTTCCGCCAGTTGCTCGCCGTATTCCCGGTGCTGGCCAACAAATCTGCGGAAGACCTCAACGAGATGCGTCGCCAGTGGTTGTTGGCGTTCAAAGAGAACGGGATCACCACGGTTGAGCAGATTAACGCAGGGATGCGGGTTGCGCGCAAACAGGAAAAACCCTTCATGCCGTCGCCGGGGCAGTTCGTCGCCTGGTGCAAACAGAGCGGCGGCGCGCTGGGTACCACCGTTGACCAGGTGATCGCCGAATACTGGGACTGGCGTAACCGCTCGTTCGAATTTACCTCCAGCGAGCAATTCCCCTGGTCGCAGCCGGTCATGTACCACATCTGCATCGAACTGCGCCACCGTAGCACGGAGCGCCAGTTAACGCATAGTCAGCTGGCGCGCGAGGCGGGCGACCTTCTGGACATGTGGGAGAAGCGCGCCACCGAGGGTAAGCCGGTTCCGCCTGTGCGTCGGGCAATTGCGGCGCCGGCTACCGAGCACGGGCTGACCCCGATCCAACTGCTTCAGGCGAAGTACAATCGCAACAAGTCGAACGGGATGGTGTGAGATGGCGACAACAATTCGTGACCAACTGATGGCTGCATTGAGTAACAACCCAGGCCTCAATTCTGCACTTCTGGCCTCCCTGGTCGCCATGACCAGCAATATTACATCGGGAGCGATTGGCTCTTTGCTGGCTGATGCCCTGATTTCATGTGAGGGACGCTACGGACAGCGCCTTTACCGATTGACCAGTTACGGAATGCGACATGCGGCCGACACCGCACCCGCCAGATGTATTGGCACTACGTAACTGGTACAGCGAACAGAGGTGAACGTTATCTGTCAGGAGTGCCGAAACAGTGCGGCTATGAAGCGAGTATTGATGGTTTGGGGGAGGGAGGGGTATGAAAATCGAGGATTTCAGAAATATGCAGTTTTCTTCAATTTGAACGGCAAGATGGCAGTGTTAGGTATGGAGCCTGAGCAGAAGCGGTTCATCGCATTAATGGCCCTGAACACTGCGGATGGTCGGGTGGAACTGATTGAAGTATCGCTTGTTCAACTGCAGAGATATTTACGGCTTCGCTGACGAAGGTATCAAAGCGATACTCCTGTTGTGGCTATGAGCCATGCTATACCCAACAACTTATTAAATGTGAAATATGTGATTCAAGTAACATAATGAATTCTGGTAGTTTTATTTTCATTTTTTGGGAGTAATCTGATTTTTTTGCATTTTAAAGTTAGGATGAACTCAATGTGCGTCAACAGCATCACAGATGAAGATCTCATGGGCCAGATTGCAAGTAAGCTCACTGATTATCGATATCCGCCACAAGGCGGTATGAATATTGCGCATGTTAGTCGCTGGATTCAACAATTCGATCAAGCCGATAGGCGATTTGTTTTAGAAGAAACTGATCGGTTAATGGGGCTAGGTTATATTCGCGAGAGCGCTTATCACAACGCAGCTTGTCAAACAGCTAGTGAACCTAGAAACGAACAAGTTTTTAGCAACGCAGCTTTTCTCGATATCCAAGTGCAGGGCTCAAGTCAGCATGAATACTTGGATTTGCTTCAATCTTTTCGAGAAAATGATTTGAATATCGTAAATAGGAATTCTGACGTTCATTGGGTTCACTCTTTTCACGAATTTGTATATATAGATGACGTTTCCTTCTCAGGAGCAAAAGCGATAACTGATTTAGCTTGGTTCATTGAACATTTTAACTTAAATAATATAAATATATGTATTTCTTTTATAGTACTGCACACCTTTTCTGAGTGGAAAATTAAAGATCAGCTCGAAAGTCAATTTTCCGATAGGAATATCCGGATTGGTGTCGGTGGCGGGGATTTCGGACGCATTGAAAATCAGCGTCGAAACTCCTCTCAGTCGGGGGTTTTTTGGCCAAAAGCTGAAAGTGTGTCTATGCCTTTATGGGCGACAGAAACACTAAATTATAGAGGAACCTATCGGGATGGCTATATTGCAAATAATATCTTTCCAGATGAAAACAGACGTGACAGATTTGAAGCTATTCTAACTAAAATTGGTTTTATGATCCTTGGATACAGTCAAACTCGAAGTCCTGTAATAAAACCTTTAGGTTTTTCAACATTTAGAGGTGTTGGCTTTGGCGGAACAATATTCACATTTAGAAATTGTCCAAACAATGCACCGCTTGCTTTTTGGTGGGGTACTTATCACGAAACCGGTCAACCAGCATTGGACTGCTGGTATCCACTTATGAGACGTAATGGGTATAATGCGTGACATGAGCTATAGATTATACCCACTTAAGAATGCAGTTGCTTTTAGGAAAACCACCGAGAAATGGGGCGGTCTTTCTAACATGGCTAAAGGTTACCCATTGTTAATCAATGGGTTGCCAATCCAATCGAGTGAAATCCTATACCAAGCATGCCGGTACCCTGACTACCCAGAGATACAAAAGGCCATCATTACTCAAGGCAACCCATACGAAGCTAAGCAGACTGCAAGATTGTTTGAAGCGAAGACGCGTTCAGGCTGGGAAAAGAATCGGGTTTCGATTATGAAGTGGTGCGTATGCGTTAAACTTTGCCAGAACTGGGAAAAATTTTTCGCTCTTTTGGATAGCACTGGTGAGCATGACATCGTTGAACACTCAGATAAGGATCAATTTTGGGGAGCGAGTAAAGACTCCGAAGGTAACTTTTACGGAATGAACGTGTTAGGCCGTATTCTTATGGACGCGAGAGACGTTGCAAGAAGGAAGGGGCACGCAGGTTTTACTACTATACCGCCGCTCTCCTTGGATAAGTTTCTTCTACTCGGCGAGCAAATTCGCGATGTCACTTTCACTCCGCCACTGGCGGACACAGGGCAAAGCTTATCGCTTTTTTAATACGGATTTGTCCTTTAACGGCCGCGCCTGATCCTCAAACCCGCTTCTGCGGGTTTTTTATTTCTATGTTGTTAAGCATTCCTCATCAATAGACCTCCGAGTGGCACTCTCTCGGCATGAATTATGTCAAAGATAGGTTGACTACTGTCTGCTGCAACAGAGGCCGCAACCCTCCAACCGATTGCTCTCACCTAAATGCTCAGTATTAAGTCCTAAAGAACAGCACTATTGGGTTAATGCTCAGGGGCTTACCTCTGCATCTAGCTAAAGGACCGACTCGTATCCGGATACTAAACCGACGTTGACGAGTTGAAAAACCAGGTGTATAACCACTGTATAAATACACAGCTGTGTATTTATACAGTGGTTATTTTTAGCAATCGACAAGGAAAATGGAAATGGTTGATCAAAAAATCAATGCACAAGTTTTAAGCGGTGTTAACGACGATATTTCGGAAATGAAATCACTGACTACGTTGCGTAAACGTGTTGTAACTGATGGTGAAGTGGTTTCTAAATCTCAGAACGCTTTTCGTCTGGCGGGTGGTAAAACGGGAGTTATTCTGCGCAATGACGGTAATGACTTTTATGCTCTTGTAACTCCAGAAGATCAGGCGCAAGACGGGCAATGGAACACCCTTCGCCCATTATCTTTCAATCTCAAAACTGGTCGTGTTTCTCTCCGTAATGGCGTGGACATTTCTGGTGGGGCTGTAGTTTCGCATGATGCAGGCATTTCGGCGCGTACGACCGGCCCGTCGCCGATCATAAATGGACAGACCTATTCATCCCCATCCATTCATACCGATTTTACAAGCGGTAATATCACCACCCAAATGATGATGTGCGCCAGGGTAGAAGCAGGCAAGCAAGATTACGGTCTACTCTCTTATCGTGACTGGCAGGGTAGCTGGAACGAACTGCGCGTTCGATCAAATGCCGAACTGGATGCCGGGCAGTTTACCAAACGCAATTCAGAGGGATGGATTAAAGCTGCAGGTAACCGTAACGTCAACAATGATAAAGACCGTAAAACCAATGCGTTATGGATTCAGGGCGCGGGGGATTTATCCGCAGACTTTTATCACTATGAGCGTATTGGTCAGCATCATTTCCTCGGACTACATGTAGCTAATGGTGGCGCGCAGGGGTGGTTTGAATTCCGTAATGATGGCCATGCTTACACCAATGGTGCCTGGAACAGTAGCTCTGATGCGCGAATGAAAACCCAGGTCGAGAAAATCGATAATGCGTTAGAAAAGCTCGATTGTATTAGTGGTTACACCTATCTGAAGCAGGGCGTTACCGAAGCTGGTGTAATCGCTCAGGAATTGGAGGAAGTCCTTCCACAGGCTGTTTCAAAGACGGAACTTACACTCAATGACGGCAGTGTGTTGAAGGATGCTCGCAGCATCAATATCAATGGAGTGGTAGCACTACTTATTGAAGCGCTTAAGGAAGAACGTCAGGCTCGACTTGCCCTGGAAAATCGTTTAGCCGATCTGGAAGCTCGTAGTGGTCAGGAGACAGAGTGATGGCAGATAATCAACCGGTTCCTCTTACCCCCGCACCACCTGGAATGGTATCACTTGGCGTCAATGAAAACGGCGAAGAGGAGATGACTGTCATTGGTGGAGATGGCAGCGGCACAGGGTTTTCTGGGAATGAAGCACCTATTATTCCTGGAAGTGGTAGCCTCCAGGCCGACTTAGGTAAAAAGTCTCTAACCCGACTACAGGCTGAAAGTTCAGCAGCAATTCATGCGACTGCAAAATGGACTACAGAGAATCTTGCAAAAACGCAGGCTGCGCAGGCTGAAAGGGCCAAGGCTGCCATGCTTTCTCAGCAGGCAGCAAAAGCAAAACAGGCCAAACTCACGCAACATCTGAAAGATGTAGTGGATCGAGCGCTTCAGAACAACAAAACGCGGCCTACTGTTATTGATCTTGCTCATCAGAATAACCAACAAATGGCCGCAATGGCCGAGTTTATAGGCCGTCAAAAGGCAATTGAAGAAGCTCGTAAAAAGGCTGAAAGGGAAGCCAAAAGGGCTGAAGAAGCTTATCAGGCTGCTTTGAGAGCGCAGGAAGAAGAACAGCGCAAGCAGGCAGAAATTGAACGGAAATTGCAGGAGGCAAGGAAGCAAGAGGCAGCGGCAAAAGCAAAAGCTGAAGCTGACAGAATTGCGGCTGAGAAAGCTGAAGCAGAGGCAAGAGCTAAAGCGGAAGCTGAGCGGCGGAAAGCAGAGGAGGCTCGAAAGGCGCTTTTTGCAAAGGCTGGGATTAAGGACACTCCTGTTTATACACTGGAGATGACAAAAGCAGCCACTACGTTGTTTTTAACACCGGGTGTTAGGTTACTGAATCGTGCTCCAGCGATGATACAGTTATCCGCTTTGGCTGCAGAAATTAATGGCGTCTTAACTACTGCTGCTAGTGCAGTAATGACGGCTACTGCTGAATTCTCAGGTTGGATTGCCTCAGCGTTATGGCGAGGTGTAGCTGGTGTTGCAACAGCTAGTACTGTTGGTCCCATGGTTGCCGCAGCATCGACGCTATTCTTTTCACCTCGCGCAGGTGGCGGAAGCGACAGTAAGGTTCCTGGTAGGGATATCGAGATGTTGGCTGCGCAAGCCAGGTTGTTCACGGCGGGTAAGCTGAGTATCGAACCGGGCATGAAGAGCGTCAACCTCCCGGTACGTGGCTTCATCTCTTCGGAAACTGATGGGCGCCAGTCTCTGATGCTTGTAAAAACCGGTTCTGATGGAGTACCTTCCACTGTTCCTGTATTGGATGCTGTACGTGACAGTACTACTGGCCTTGATAAAATAACGGTACCGGCGATGTCTGGTGCGCCGTCGCGGACCATCCTCGTGAATCCGGTTCCAATTGGCCCTGCTGCTCCGTGGCATACCGGCAATAGCGGGCCAGTGCCAGTAACACCTGTTCACACCGGTACAGAGGTGAAGCAGGCTGACAGTATCGTCACGACAACTTTGCCGATTGCAGACATTCCGCCACTACAGGACTTCATCTACTGGCAGCCGGATGCTTCTGGGACAGGTGTTGAACCTATTTATGTAATGACTAGTCAACCCAGGAAAGGAGTAAAAGACTACGGACATGATTATCATCCGGCTCCAAAAACTGAAGAAATTAAGGGGTTGGGGGAGTTGATTGAGTCTCGGAAAAAAACTCCAAAACAAGGGGGAGGTGGACGACGAGATCGATGGGTGGGAGATAAAGGACGAAAAATCTATGAGTGGGATTCGCAGCATGGAGAACTTGAAGGTTACAGAGCTAGCGACGGCTCTCATCTTGGAGCATTTGATCCAAACACCGGCAAGCAACTTAAAGGTCCGGACCCTAAACGTAACATCAAAAAATATCTTTGAGGTGAATTAATGGGACTGAAATTACGATTGGAATGGTTTAATAAGCAAACAGATTTATTAGTTGGCAAAGAGTACTCTAAGGATTTTGGTGATGATGGTTCGGTTATCGAAAGCCTTGGTATTCCTTTAAAGGATAATATCAATAATGGTGGCTTTGATTTAGAAGAGAGTTGGATTCCTTTATTGCAACCTCATTTTAAAAATAAAATTGAAACTGATAAAAATCTTTACCAGATTTCATTTGATTATCGTGATAGTTGGTAATATGCCTACCTAAGAAAATATAGCCAGCCTTCGTGGTTGGCTATATTTGTAGTTGATTTACAGTTATCAACCAGCCATAATCATGTCATCGGAGCCTGAACAACTCTGGTGACTTCTGCGCTTTGAGGGGACTCAAAGTGCAAACGACATTCAGAACACCTTTCAACCAGTCACAGATGCAGAAATGCATCTGCGTTTTATTACATTCAGTGTTTTACCTCTTTGGAGGTGAAGCATGAAACTCGAAGCATCCTTAAAACATTTCAGCCCTCAGGGCATGCATATCAGCGACGATGTGAAAAGCACATCACCTGACCGTCTCAACGGTACGGATGTTATGGCTGGTATTGGGGTGACAAGCAGCAGGGCAAGGTTCGGACTGTCTGCTTTCTTCGGAAAGGCTGGTATCAGCAAGACAGATCAGCAATTGGCCGTCCAGGCGCTAGCGCGGTATGCGATTGAAACTGCACCGAAGAACGTACGCAAAACAGCGGGTAAAGAGTTGGGTCGCTGCTGCCTGATTTTGGCGCAGTTTGCTTTTGCGGAATATTCCCGGTCCGCGGAAACAACGGGAGCCTGCAGGGTATGTAATGGAACCGGACAGATTGAAACTTCTACCACAGAACGCAAAGTTTCTAATCCGTGGGGCAAAGCACCATATTGGGCTAAAAAATCCCGTGCTGTCCGTCCTTCCGACTGGGATAAGTGGACTGAAGTAACAGCCAGCATAAGCGCTAAATGTGAAGCCTGTGACGGTAAGGGGAAAGTAAACGCTCGCTGCCGCTGTGGTGGTTCTGGCCGGGTTCTGGATCGCAAAGCGACAAAAGAGCAGGGAGCACCGGTATATAAAATCTGTGAGCGCTGTTCGGGGAATGGCTTTTCAACGATGCCGTCTACTGCTGCTTACAAAGCGATTCTGATGCTTATCCCAGACCTGCACATCAGAACATGGACACGTAACTGGAAACCTTTCTGTGATGCGCTGGTGGACCAATGCTGGAAGGAAGAGGAGAGGGCAGATAAAGAGTTTCAACGAGCAACAGCTGATTGAGTAAATGGTCGCATTATTTTGCATTTTAAGCGCACGATGCTTGATTTTGTCCGAATTTGTCGTGTATATTTTGAATCGTGGAATAAAACGCCTGAACGAAACCATTCATATAAACCCTGCTACTGCAGGGTTTTGTGTTTTTGAAAACAAATGCCTGAAATCGGCTATAAAGTGTGATCTGAATCAAAATGCCATGCGCCAATCTTAAGGAATATTAAGGAACTGTAAATATTCTTTATAGGTGATGGTCTTATGGCGTTAAAAGATATTTTTGTGCGAACCGAACCTTGCAGACGGCATTATGGCGTTGCATTGTTTATCGGGCTTATTTCTGGGGTGGTTTCTGCATTTGTTAAATGGGGTGCTGAAGTACCATTACCACCTCGTAGCCCTGTCGACATGTTTACCAGTGCCTGTGGACCAGAGTCATTAATTCGAGCTGCCGGGCAAATTGATTGTTCCAGAAACTTCCTTAACCCTCCTTATATTTTTCTGCGTGACTGGTTAGGGTTAGCCGATCCAAATGCGGCTGTCTATACCTTCGCCGGACATGTGTTTAACTGGGTAGGTGTAACGCATATCATATTCTCCATCGTGTTTGCGGTTGGGTATTGTGTAGTTGCTGAGGTGTTTCCAAAAATCAAGCTGTGGCAGGGTTTGCTTGCAGGTGCACTCGCACAACTGTTTGTCCATATGATTTCGTTCCCGCTTATGGGCCTAACCCCACCGTTGTTCGAACTACCATGGTATGAAAACGTTTCTGAAATATTTGGACACCTGGTGTGGTTCTGGTCAATTGAGATAATTCGCCGGGATCTCAGAAACAGAATTACGCACGAACCTGATGCTGAGGTTTCTCTGAATTCAGCATTCAGATAATCCAGGCTGTAAAAGCCAGACCCGCATAAAATGCGGGTTTTTTATGCCTGCGATTGGTAGCTGTTCGACAGTGCTGTTCGCTGTGATGGCAGCCGTAATATCGGCATCTTTCACAGTCGTTGTATTGACGCTGGCTATGTTTGCAGCATAACGTATTTATGTGGTGAATCCCCCTATGCGGAGGGGCGACCAGTCAGTTACAGAAACCTGTAAATGCAGCGCGGGCCATGCCGACTGGGGCATGCTCATCGGGAGGCACCCGGCACCACATTGCCACTAAACATATTTAAGATTTATGGCAGGTTTACTTTTGCGGTTGCCCTTCTATGTTTATAGAACGTAACGGCAAAAGTGAATGCTTCCTGGTAAATCGGTAGCTCGGACTATTAGGAGTGCCTTCGATTCGTTACTACCTAGAATGCCTACTTTCTGCCCGCCTTCAGGCGGGCTTTTTTACGCCATCAATAAGGCGTTTCAGTAAGCAAAGGAAAACATTATTTGAAGGCTGCGCTTATGCGTGGCCTTTTCTTTTTCCCCTCAATTCTGAGAGGACTCACAGCAATAAGAGGGTGCTTAATGTCCGATCCTTTAACTGGTACCGGCCTGATTTTTGGCGGCTGTTTAATTGGTTCCGTCGTATATGGCGTTATCACCCATACCGATTTTGGTGTAGTATTTGGGGCTTTTGGCGGCGCGGTGTTTTATGTGGCAACGACCGCAAACCTGACACGTGGAAGGCAAATAGCTTACTTCATGACGTCGTTTATTGTCGGTGTTCTGGCTGCCGGATTATTAGGCTCAAAATTTACTACCTGGACAGGCTATACAGATCGCCCTCTAGACGCGCTCGGAGCGGTGGTGGCATCTGCTGTCACCATCAAGGTCCTGACTTTCATTAACAGCCAGGACTTGAGCAGCCTGTTCGGATTACTTTCCCGATTAAGGGGAGGAGGTTCGAGTGGTAATAAATGACCCGGCAGCGCTGGTCAATGCGGTTATATGTGCCGTTATTGTCTGCGCTTTGATGTTTTATCAACGTCGCGGTGCCAGGCATCGTCCTGGTATCTCCATTCTTGCTTACTTACTGGTATTGATTTACGCGAGTATTCCTTTCCAATTTATCTTCGGTCTTTACGTACAGTCCCACTGGCTGGTGGTAATGGCAAACGTGATGATATGCGCCGCCGTGCTATGGGCTCGGGGTAACGTGGCGCGTCTGGTCGATACACTGAGGCACTAATGAATCAAACACAATTCCAGAAGGCGGCTGGCATCAGCGCCGGGTTAGCTGCGCGCTGGTTTCCGCATATTACAGCCGCGATGAAAGAGTTTGGTATAACAGAAGCTATCGATCAGGCGATGTTCATTGCCCAGGTAGGGCATGAAAGCATGGGATTTACCCAGCTTGTTGAGAGCTTCAATTATAGCGTGGCCGGGTTGAGTAGTTTTGTCCGCGCCGGGCGGCTGACGCAGGGTCAGGCTAATTCGCTCGGCCGCCGGCAGGGTGAACCATCGTTGCCACTGGAGAGGCAACGAGCAATCGCCAATCTGGTGTACAGCAAACGCATGGGGAATAACGGGGCAACAGACGGCTGGTTTTACCGCGGGCGCGGGCTCATCCAGACCACTGGCCTGAACAATTACCGCGACTGCGGGGATGCTTTGAAGATTGATCTGGTTAAACAGCCTGAATTGCTGGCACAGGATGAGTATGCGGCGTGCAGTGCTGCCTGGTTCTATACCTCACGCGGCTGTTTGCGTTATCCCGGTGACCTTACACGCGTCACTCAGATTATCAACGGCGGACAGAACGGCATTGATGACCGCAAAGCCCGCTATCTCCTGGCAAAAAGTATTCTTGTTTGAGGGAAACATGAACTATCTCATTAATCGACTGAAAGAGCCGTCAACCTGGCGCGGCATCATCCTGGTCATCGCCGGTGTCTTCGGCTATAAGATGCCTCCGGGCATTCAGGAAACCGTCATCGCTGGCGGCGTAGCGCTGGCTGGGGTTGTTGGCGCGGTGATGCCGGACAGCGTTAAGAAGTAAGCAGGCTAGCAACCTGCAGGGCTACAGAAACCCGCTTTCCTTTAGTTTTTTAGCCAATAAGTAATTGGTGATTACTCCAAGAGAAACCCCAACAATCCACGGCACAGATGAATTAAGCATTAGCGAGTTGTTCACATTAATGCTGGCGGTGATGCAGGCATAGGTATTTGTAAAAGCAAACCATGTAAAAAGTATCTGTTTCATTTGGTTATCTCCATGCTTTCCATCCCATCAATATCAACCTACGAGCCAGTAAAAGCAAATTAGGTACAACCGAAAGGGCTACGAAATGAGTGAAGCTAAACCGCAGGACGGCAGCACTGTAAAAGGCTACCGCACATTAACCGCTGGCGACATTGAGCGGATGAACCGCCTTAAAGGTGTCAGCCGGCATTTTTGCAGTCTGCTCGATACTGAGCGAGAGGTTACAACGGCTGAAGTTGTCGAGCGTGGTAGTCAGGCCGAAACCGAGAGAGCAGAGGCTTTGCGCTGCATGGCTATCGCGCGCACCAAAATGCAGGAAGCCTGTATGTGGGCATGCCGTGCAATAGCAAGGCCTGATAGCGATTGTTGATGCCGTGACATGTCACAACAAGCCCACCGATACGTTGGCTTTTTTTGTCATCTTATTTGATATCATCACCAATAATAACAATCAGGGTGAGACGACAATGAAACAGAAAATTGCTGATGCATTTGTTAATTTTACTCATGAGTGGAACTCAGCACTTCATGAATCCATTGAAAGGAAAATAAGGGAGGGCTACGACAAATCATTCCCTCATGCTGATGACATTGAGCATCGAATATCGACAGAAAAAACCATTCGAGAGTTTTACTATCAGCGGATGATGAATACGGCCTCGTTGCTGCTCACTGGTGTGTCACTATTGGTGGCATTGGTTGCACTGTTCGTAGCGATAGTGGCAATTAAGTACTCGTAGGTCCTCGGGGCATACTTGCTGGTCACGTTGGGTTGTTTACCGCAGGCAGCAGGGAAATCTGAGTGTTTCTTCACACCATATGCGAACGTCAGAAGCAGCGCATCACCCTTGCCTGATGGCCGGCCGATACTGAGCGCTAACCCCACTAAGGGATAAATCACTAGTTATCCCCACCCGAGGATAAAGTCATGAAGCAATAAGCGGAAAGACCGCAGCCGAAAGGCAATGTAGCAGTCGTGATGCTGCCCCGAGTCGCTTAATGGCGAGCCTATATGGTGGTGATGGGTAAGGGTTCATAAATAACACAAGCCCCGGTAAAGCAGCGCGAATGCCAGACGTGCACCGGAATAAGCGGCAATGATGCGACAGCGACTCAAGGGCATGAGCACGAACCACTGTGAGAGTGTGTCTTTACTTCCCTCGGATAGGTCTTATAGCTATTATCTCTTGGGGTTTACATAGGAGGGAATATGGAAGATTTAGCTAATAATGAATTACCTAGTGGCATGACTTATAGGCAGTGGCTTGTTGGCATGGCATTGCAGGGGCTTTTGGCTGGTGATATCGAAGACAAATTATCTGCCGAAGCCTGTGCAAATGCTGCTTTTAGATATGCGGATGCAGTAATCAATAAGATGATTGCTGCTGAGTATGCTAATACATCAAGTGCACCCTCAGAATAAAGACCTTATAGTTAACAATGAGTCTGCAGAGTTGAAGCCATCTTATATTTAGGTGGCTTTTTTATTAAGCATCGCACGTTCCACTTAAAGAGAGTCTTTAGGTAGTGAGCTTGGGTAACGTCGCCCAGTAGCCAAGCCTGATGCTGACTGCTAACCATACTAGGGGAAAACTGGAATATAAACCCCTCAAGGTGGTAAACGAGGAAACTATGATTCCATTAGTCCTTAAAGCCGAGCAAATCAAGGTTTTGCAGACTTCACTGAGCAGGACGGTCAACCCGCTTACACGATCACTCAGGCTAGCATCCCCGAATTTGAAGCTGATGACGGCAGCACTGTTCCGGGTTACGAGGGGCTTATCGCTTACTCAGAATCAGAAGAACACGGCGTGCTTCAGCTGGAAGATTAAACACTAAAGAAGCTACTTTTTGGATGAAAGGCTTTGATGTCTACCATTAATAGGTGTTCTCCTCTACACGTTAAAGCTGTACCTTGATAATGTTGATTTACATTAACGGTATTGGTGTTTTCATGAAAAAGGGATTTATCGGTACGATCTTCCTGTGTGGTATGCTTCTGGGGTGTTCCAGCTCCACTAAAAACCCTCAACCAAAGCTGCTATATTCGCCGCATCCTGCATATCCGTATTACGCACTGGCTAACAGGATTGAAGGAGGTGTGGCGGTTAGATATAACGTAGGTGTTGATGGCAAGATATCAAAGGTTTGGATCCTAAAATCAGAACCTCAGCACCTATTCGACTCTGCAGTCATTGCGGCAATGGCCCAATGGCGTTATGAAAACAATAAACCGAGCCAAGGCTTAACAAAAACAATATATTTTAAAATCAAAGCTCCGTCCGAATAAATTAGAGAGCAGAGTGTTGATACTTTTTCATTAATACCGCATTCATTGTCATCGCAAAGGCCACCTACGGGTGGTTTTTTTATGGCATTACGGAGCATCTACAAGATATGCCTTCGATAATGCTCCCCACATCGCACAGAGGTAAGACATGTCAGAGATCACCGCATCCGAGCAAATCCGCCTGGATATCATCAAGAAAGTGAATTACGACACCGCAGCGGCCAAGCTGGCCATTGACTGGGTTGGTGACAGCTATCTGAAGTCTGAGCTTTTCGCAGACTCCTTTGATCGAGTTTACACGGAAAGCGAGATTGTCTCGAAGACCCGCAAGGCCATCCAGGAAGCGACCGAAGCGCTGGCGCTGTTTGATACCGGCGCTGAGCAGGCCAGCTAAGGCATTACTGTCGGTGCATATGGAAGTATCGTTTCTCGTTCAGGAAAGGTGGTATCGACCGATACCACCTGATACGAACAGGCCCTTTTCAGAGTCTGTTGTAATTAACGCAAACCCGGACCATGTGAGAACCCGCCGCCAGGACCACCACCATGTCCGCCGCCCGGGCCTCCCGGAGGCAAAATGCATCCTGAAAGAGACAGCGCACCACAGATAACAAAAACAACAAGCATAATTCTTTTCATAATAACTCCTGAACTAAAGAGCCTTGATTCCAAAACATAAAAGTGAATATTTTATGGAGAATCAGTAATTCCTTTTTCTCCCTCACGTTAAATAGGAATAATCCATGGCAAAACCGGACTGGGGCGAGCTTCAGCAACGGTTCCTGTCCGATCATGCCGCAACCGGCGTATCACCGAAGGATTGGTGTGAAGCGCAGGGACTGAATTACGCTACTGCCCGCCGATACATCAAGAAACCCACTGCGCAAACTGCGCAAAAACCTGCGCAGAAGAAACTGCGCACTGCGCAAAAGGAAAAGTGCGCAGAAGAGCTGGTGGTGGATGATGGCCTCACCGATCAACAACGTTTATTTGTCGCGGAATACCTGAAGGACAACAACGCCACGCAGGCCGCCATTCGAGCCGGGTATAGCAAGAAGACTGCTGAACAAATTGGTTATCAGCTGCTTCAGAAAACTTCAGTTGCGCAGGCCATTGCGCAGCAGCAGAAAGCATCCATTGTGCGCACGCTCGGCAGCGCCGATGAAGTGCTTGAGCAGATATGGCGCCTGGCCACCTTCGACGCCAACCAGCTATCACAGTATCGACGCGGGAGTTGCCGCTATTGCTGGGGCTTCGGTCACCAGTATCAATGGCGTGACGCTGTTGAGTACGAAGAGAAGCGACTCGAAGCGCTTGAGCGAAAACGTCGCGAGCCCGTCGATGTTGGTGGCTACGGTTACGACCACACCAGCGCACCTAACCCGGAATGCCCTCGCTGTAATGGAGATGGCGTCGGCCAGCCTTTCTTCGCTGATACGCGCAAGCTGGCGCCTGATGCTGCGCTTGCCTATTCCGGTGTGAAGCTTGGGAAGAATGGCGTGGAGATTACCGCTATTAGCCGTGAGCGAATGTACGAGGCGGTGATGAAACGTCTCGGCCTGGCTGATAGCGAGTTCGCCCAGCGTCTGCAGCTGATTGAAATTGAGCGCCGGCAGCTGGAGGTTGAAAAATTACGCAAAGAGCTGGCCACTGATCCGGAGGATGACGAACCAACGCCAGTTGCAATCAATATCAACGTAGTCGATGCACGAGTGAGGGAAGAGGATGGCGATAGCACCGACGCTTAACATCCCTCAGGCCAAATTCCTTGCGATGCAGTACAAGTTTAAGGCCTACGTCGCCGGCTTCGGTTCTGGCAAGACGTGGGTCGGCTGCGGTGGTATCTGCAAAGGGATGTGGGAACACCCCAAAATCAACCAGGGTTACTTTGCGCCAACGTATCCGCAGATCCGTGACATCTTTTATCCCACTGTTGAGGAGGTGGCCCACGACTGGGGGCTGAATGTCAAAATCAACGAGGGAAACAAAGAGGTTCACTTCTACGCCGGGCGCCAGTACCGAGGAACGACGATTTGCCGCTCGATGGAGAAACCGCAAACCATCGTTGGTTTTAAAATCGGTAATGCGCTGATTGATGAGCTGGACGTAATGCCCGCCAAAAAGGCGCAGTTAGCCTGGCGAAAAATCATTGCTCGTATGCGTTACAACGTGGCCGGTCTTCGTAACGGGATCGACGTCACCACGACGCCGGAAGGGTTTAAATTCGTTTATCAGCAGTTCGCAAAAGCTGTACGAGATAAGCCTTCGCTCTCAATGCTGTATGGCCTGGTGCAGGCCTCGACGTTCGACAACGAAAAGAATCTGCCGCCGGACTATATCCCGTCGCTGATGGAGTCATACCCGCCGGAGCTGATCAAGGCTTATCTCCGTGGCCAGTTCACCAATCTGACCAGCGGGACGATTTACCATCAGTTTGACCGTAAGCTGAATAACTGCCGGGAGGAAGAACAACCCGGTGAGCCGCTGTATATCGGTATGGATTTCAACGTCGGGAAGATGGCCGGGGTTGTTCATGTGTTACGTCTGGGGCTTCCGTTTGCGGTGAATGAAATTGTGAAGGCTTACGACACCCCTGACATGATCCGCATCATCAAAGAACGGTTCTGGCTGTATGACGGCAACAATTATCGCAAGGTGCGGGAAATCTATATTTACCCGGACGCTTCCGGCGATTCCCGCAAATCCAGCAATGCCAGCGCCACGGATATCGCTCAGCTTAAGCAGGCCGGCTTCAATGTGGTTGTTAATGCATCAAACCCGCCAGTGAAAGACCGCATCAACGCGATGAATGCCATGTTCTGCAATGGTAACGGTGAACGTCGCTACAAAGTGAATGTAAAGCGGTGCCCGGTGTACACCGAATCGCTTGAGCAACAGGTTTGGGGCGAAAACGGTGAGCCGGATAAAACGGCGGATAACGATCACCCCAACGATGCCGGTGGGTATTTCATTGTGAAGCAATTCCCGATCATCAAACCGACTGGAAAAGTCACCCAACTGCGGATGTAAAACCATGCCTGATATTTCAACGCCCAACCTCGACTATAACGACATGGTTGAGGCATGGGATATTAATGATGCGCTGATGGGCGGCACGTTGGAAATGCGCCGGCAGGGCAAGAAGTATCTCCCGAAATGGCCGAACGAAGATCCTGAAAGTTATAAGGAGCGTTTGGCTTCGGCAACGTTACTCCCTGCCTATGAAGAGGCCATTAAACAAAACATCGGGCGAGTGTTTGCTGAGCCGACGGTATTGAGTGAGGATTCTCCTGAACAAATACGGGAGCTGTCGCCGGATATTGATATGGAAGGAAACCGGCTCGATGTCTGGGCGCAGCAATTTTTCAGCATCGGATTCCAGTATGGCCTGGTACATGCGCTGGTGGATTTCCCGAAAATTGACCGGGAGGCAGTAAAAACTAAAGCCGACGAAAAAGCCGCGGGATCCCGCCCGTATGCCACGATGTTAAATCCTCGCCAGGTCATCGGCTGGAAATCGAAAGTGGTTAAAGGGAAAGTGATGCTGACCGATCTGCGTATCAGAGAGGTCATCATTATTGATGGCGACGATTACGGGCAAACGAAAGTTGAGCAAATACGCCATATCATGCCGGGCAAGGTTGAAATTTATCGCCGAAATAAAGGTGATAACGGCGAAAGCCAGTGGCAGATTCACGACGAGTGGGAAACCAGTCGCGATGATATTCCCCTGGTGACGCTTTACACGAAACGCACAGGCTTTATGCGCGGTTCACCGCCACTGCTTAATCTCGCCTTACTGAATATCAAGCACTGGCAGAGTCAGAGTGAACAGGACAACATTCTTCATGTCGCTCGCGTGCCGTTGCTGGTGGCTTACGGTCTGGCTGATGGCGAAACGTTGACGATAGGTTCTTCCTCTGCGACTCGTTTCGATGACCGACAGCGGCAGGGACTGGAATATGTCGAGCATACCGGGGCTGCGATTGAAGCCGGTAAGATTTCCCTTGAGGATCTGGAAAACCAGATGCGTCAGACCGGCGCAAAACTGCTGCGCGCGGAAAACACATCGACTAAATCCTTAGACCAGACTCACGAAGAGCGGATGCAGGAGAATTCACCTCTCTACACCATGGCAAGCTCGCTTGAGGATGCGCTCGATAATATCCTGCAGATTATGGCGGAATGGCTGGGCGAGAAAGAAGGCGGCAATGTCGATGTACGCACCGAACTGGATGTTTCAGCCCAGACGTTTGATGCCGCAGCTGCAACAGCTGTTCAGTCGCTCCGCCAGGGTGGTGATATACGTCAGGTCGATGCTGTTCGCGTTTTGCAGGCCCTAAAATTTATCGATCCGGATGCGAAGCCCGAAGAGGTAATCGACGAGCTGCGAAATCAGCAGGTCACGCTGGCCGGCGGACTGAGTAACCCGGGTGGTGCAAATGGCAACGGCGAATGACAAGCTTCAGGATGAATCGATAGCGCATGCGATATGGATAGCGCGGTACAGCACCAGTGTTGCAAACAGGATGATAAAAATCCTGAATGACAGCGATGCGGAACTGACAGCCAGATTGCTGGTAGCGATGGATAGCCTGGATGCTGACAGCTTTACCGTGTCGCGACTGGAAGCGCTGCTCGTTAGTGTCAGAGCTCTCAATCGCGAGGCTGTGCAGTCAATGTACGCGGGACTATCTGATGAGCTGCAGCAACTCGCTCAGCACGAAGCAGGCTTTCAGCTGAGCCTGTTCCAGTTTGCGATCCCCGATGATGTGCTATCGCTTCACCCGCTGGTGGGCATTTCACCGGATGCCGTTTACGCAACTGCGATGGCACAGCCGTTTCAGGGGCGCCTGCTTTCGGAGTGGGCAGATAACCTTGAAGCTGACAGGATGGCAAGAATTTCCAATACAGTGCGGCAGGGTTTTCTCCTGGGCGATACGCATGAGCAAATCGCCAGAAAGGTCCGTGGTCATGCTAACCGTGGCTATCAGGATGGCGCGCTGCAGATGAGCCGAACCAATGCCGGCAGTATTGCAAAAACGGCTGTGGGGCATCTTGCTTCTACAGCCAGGAAAAGCTTTGCAGATGCGAACGATGACATTTTGAAGGGTAAGCAGTGGTTATCCACTTTGGATAACCGTACATCAAAAGACTGTCGGATTCGCGACCGCCTCAAGTACACACTGGATAACAAGCCGATCGGCCATAAGGTGCCGTATCTGCAGGGACCCGGGAAAATCCATTTCTGCTGTCGCAGCGTCGAAACCTACATCCTGAAATCGTCTGATGAGCTGGGTATTGCTGTTGGGCAAATATCAGATAGCTCACGTGCCAGCATGGACGGGCAGGTGCCTTCGGATACCGATTATCAGGGCTGGTTCTCGCGCCAGTCGTTCACGCGACAGTCCCAGATCGTTGGCGTAACCCGGGCCCGGCTGATTCGTGACGGCGGCATGTCGCCCGATGACTTCTACAACGACAAGGGCGAATGGCTGACTCTGGAGCAACTTCGTAACCTGGATGCTCAGGCGTTCAGTAACGCCAGACTTTAAAGCTTTTTAAGTCTTCCATCAGGCTGCCTCCGGGCGGCCTTTTTTATTGCCGTGATCCGGATGGTGAGCGGTGCAACGGTCGGATGACCACCGAAAAGGTAACCACATGAAACTGAAAACAGTCGAAGTTAACGGCAAAAGCTATGCAGAAGTCGATTCCAGCGGTTTACCCGTCTACGTCCACGATGACGGCCAGGAAGTTGGTTTTGATGCTGTGCAGGCCGTTGGGAAAATCTCTTCTCTGAATGGCGAGGCGAAATCTCATCGTGAAGCCAAAGAAGCCGCTGAAGCCGGTCTGGCTAAGTTTGCCAAAATCGGCGATCCGGCAAAGGCGCTCGAAGCGCTGGAGATGATGACTAAAATCGACCAGAAAAAACTGATCGACGCAGGCGCCGTTGATCAGGTTAAAGCGGATATCACCAAATCATTCCAGGCCCAGCTTGATGAAGCTACTCAGCGTGCGACGACCCTTGAAGGCCAGCTTTATCAGGAAATGATCGGCGGCCGGTTCTCTGGCTCGAAATTCATCGCAGATAAAGTGGCAATTCCGGCAGATATGCTTCAAGCGCGGTTCGGTCAGTCCTTCAAAGTCGAGGACGGCAAAGTCGTTGCCTATGATGGCTCTGGCAACAAAATTTACTCCCGCTCGAAGCCGGGCGAACTGGCGGCCTTTGATGAGGCGCTGGAGTTCCTGGTGGAGCAGTACCCACAGAAAGACCACATTCTGAAGGCCAGCGGCAACCAGGGAGGCGGCTCACGGCAGTCTCAGCATTCACTCGGGCAGAAAACAATGAAACGCGATGCGTTTACCAGTTTGAGTCCGACAGATCAGCAATCAACTCTCAAAGACGGTATCACCATCGTCGATTAATTCTTTGCCCGCCGCCGGATGGCTGCTGGTGCCGGAGCTGGATAGCTCAACCAACCCTATATTTTAATTTCCAAGGAATCCATACACATGGCTAATACGCTTACCGGGTTGATCCCGACTATCTTCACGGCTCTGGATACCGTATCTCGCGAACAGGTCGGTTTTATCCCGGCTGTATCGCGCAATGCTAAAGCTGATGCGGCGGCGAAGGACCAGACTGTTACTGCGCCGGTTGCGCCACCGGCAACCACTGTTGATATTACCCCGGGGGCTACTGCGCCAAATGACGGCGACCAGACGATCGGCACCGTTGATGTCAAAATCACCAAATCTAAAATGGCCCCGGTCAAATGGAACGGTGAGGAACAACTGGCACTGGGGCCCGCAGGGACATACAACACCATCCTTGCTGATCAGTTTAAGCAGGCTTTTCGCGCGCTGGCTAATGAGATGGATGCAGATCTTGCAGCTCTGTATTTCGCATCCTCCCGTGCTGTTGGTACGGCCGGCACCGCTCCTTTCGGTATTGCAGGTGATTTGTCGGATGCGGCAAATGCGCGCCAGGTTCTCTCTGACAACGGTTCGCCGACAACAGATCTGCAGATGGTTCTCGGTTCTTCGGCTATCGCAAACCTCCGCGGTAAACAGTCTGTTCTGTTCAAAGTAAACGAGTCCGGTACTGATGCGCTTCTGCGTGAAGGTATTGTGGGGCGACTTGAAGGTTTCAACATCCACGAATCCGCGCATGTTAAGAAACGCGCTGCATCTCCGGCTGCCGGATACCTGGTGAATGGAGCAAAAGCTGAAGGCGAAATTCTGATTGCCATTGATACCGGCACAGGTGCTTTTGCAGCAGGTGACATCGTGACGTTTGACGGGGACAGCAATAAATACCTTGTTGCTGCTGCGACGGCCACAGCAATCACCCTGGCTGCTCCTGGCTTACGTCAGGCACTGGCCGACAACACCGCTATTACCGCTGGTGGCGCCTACACCGCAAACATGGCGTTTGATCGCAATGCATTCCTGCTTGCATCCCGAACTCCGGCAATGCCGCAGGGCGGCGATACCGCGGATGATGTGATGAACGTTACTGACCCGGTATCTGGCATTACTTACCAGGTAGCACTGTACCGCCAGTATCGCCAGGTGCGTTACGAAGTCGGTTTGTCCTGGGGCGTAGCGGCGGTTAAGTCCGCGCACTCTGCGTTGTTGCTGGGCTGATAAACAGGGGCTTCGGCCCCTTTTTTTTAGTGGAGGGCTAATGGCCGGATTAACAAAAGAGCAGCGCGCCCAACGAGCTGCTGAGCAAACTGCGTCTACGAAGGTGGATAACAACGTACCCGTAACGACCACATCGCTGCTGGTGGCGATGTTTACCGATTTCCCGGCATTCCCGGGTGCGCCCAATACCGCCAACGTTCACCCTGATGAAGTGGAGAACTGGAAGGCGCACGGCTGGAAAGAAATGGAGTGATGCATGATCACTTTCATCACCGTTGAAGATGTCAATTCGATTCTCGGTGCCACCTGGACAGATGAAAGCAAAAAAGCCAAATCTGTGCTGATGGCCAATACCTGGGTGAATGGACTTAACCTGAAACTACCGTGCAATAAGGCAACTCACGAAACCATTATTCCTGACGATGTGAAACAGGCTGGCGCCTATGCGGCGCTGTCGGCGGCAAATGGCGGGCTGTATCAGCAGAAAACTGATTCGGGGGTATTGCTGAGTAAGGCGGTTGACGCTGACGACGTTTCTGTTTCAAAGACCTTCGCAGAACTCGGTACCAACAGTTCGGCATTGCTTGATTCGGACCTGCAGCTGGCGCTGGCCATGCTTAAGCCCTATGGCGTTAGTCAGTCACAGGTGCGGCTGGTGAGGGGGTGATATGGGCATTCGTGACGAGTTGCAGACCGATGTAGCCGCAGCCTTCGATACAGACCTGCAGGATGCCGTTAAGGATTTCACTGGGTCATACACCGTTCGAGGTGCCTGGGACCCGGTGACGGAAACCGGCACTGAAACGCAGGTGACTTACTCGGGGCGTGGAGTGCTGGCGCGCTATAAACTCCACCGTATCGATGGCGTTAATATTCTGCATGGTGATGTGAAGCTAACCGCCCTGGTTAACGAGGTGACTGATAAGCCGGCAGTCGGGCATTTCATCACGGCGCCGGATCCGATTACGGGTGAGCTTCAGCGTTACGACATCATAACCGCTTCTGCCGACTCTGCTGGCGCTGCGTACTCCATTCAACTGCGGAGGGCGTGATATGGCTAAGGGCTGGAACATTGACCCGGCGGCATTCGCCGGGCTGGTGGCCGAAGATGTCAAACTACGCCAGCGGACAATCGCCATTCAACTGCTGAATGAAATTGTTCAACGGTCGCCGGTAGGAAACCCGGAGCTGTGGGCTATCAACGCGACCGCGGTTCAATACAACAAAGCTGTTGGGGAATGGAACGAATCTCTTTATGCCGACCCTGCTAACCTGACCAAAACCGGAAGGCTCAGGAAGAAAGTCCGTGTTAATGACAGCATGGATATCAGGCGGCCGGCTGAGTATCGCGCAGGAACCTTCAGGGCATCGCATTTTGTCAGCATCGGCGAACCCGATCACTCCGTCCCGACCGAGCCGGATCCGCGTGGGACAATGACATTTCTTAATGGCAAAAATATCATTGACCAGGCGCCAGCCTACTCGGTGATTTACATTCAGTCGAACCTGCCTTACTCCGTGCCTCTGGAGAATGGTCACTCAACGCAGGCGCCAACAGGCGTCTATGCCGTCTCGTTTAATGGTGTGATTCAGGCCTACAAATGACCCTTACAGAAATCAGAAACGCTGTCATTTCCCGAATGGCGGCACAGACCGCTATTGCCTCTGATTCGGTGGATTATCCCAATGGTCCGGTATTTGACCCCAGCAACCGCGATATCTGGGCCCGCCTCACCAACATTGCAGGACAGGCTGGCGCAACCGAGATCGGGGATGGGCCAGTCGTCCACAGGACGGGCTTACTCATCATTCAGCTATTTGTTCCGGTTGGCTCCGGGACGTTGCTTATCTCCCGGACGGCTGATCAGCTAACGGAGTTATTCGAGTTCAGGGACGACGGAAAACTTAGTTATTTCGCTGTTTCTGCTGTGCCGGCGGGTGAGACCGATGGCTGGTTACAGCTCAATCTTCAAATTCCTTATCGCGCTCTGTAGCGCACAAAAAACAGGAGGCTCCTGTGAGCTCAGGTGCAAAAGTAGTAGCCGCGTTTATTCGCGAGACAACGCCAGGAATCACGCCAACAGCAGGGGCGTGGAACCTGCTGCGCCGTTCTTCATTTGGTCTGAAACCAACGCAGAACACCAACGACAATGACGAAATCGCTGGTGACCGTATGGCGCAGGGTGTTTCACGCGGCACAGTGGATGTCGGCGGCGATGTCGGCACACGGTTTCGCTGGAATCAGCATGACGATTTTCTTGCCAGCTGTTTCGGCGCCGAATGGGTAAATAACGTGCTGACGATGGGTAATGGTCGTATTACGTTCTCCGTGGCGACCTTTTCCAGTGATGTGGGGATCGCCCAGATTGCCCGCGGTTGCCAGGTTGGTACCTTCCAGATGGAAATCCCGGCCGATGGTGATATCACTGCAACCATTACGTTTGCAGGGCTGGACTGGGAGACGAAGGGGGACGATACCAGCTTTTTCACCACGCCAGTGGATTTAGCGGGGGCGCTGCGTTACTCCTTCAAAGAGGTCACAAACATCCGGCTAAATGGTATTGATGGCGGGACAGGCTTCTGCGTCGACACCTTTAACATTCAGTTCAACAACAATATGCAGACTCAGCGCTGCATCGGTACCGGTTCGGCGTTCGCCGGCGCAAACATTCCGACAACCTTTACCCCGTCAGGTCAAATCACGCTGTCATGGTCAAAGGCTGCCTGGGAGGTTTACAAAAAAACGTTCACCGGCGAAACGGTGCCGTTTAGCTTCACGCTGGAGAATGCTGAAGGCGCCTATACCTTCGATTTCCCGGAAGTGCAGATCTCCGGCGACTGGCCGGATGCGGGGAGCACTGACATTGTTCAGGTTCAGCTGGATATCACCGCGGCCAATACTCCGCCAACTATTACTCGCGTTCCTGCCACTACTGGCGGTGGTGATTAACATTGGCCCTCTTTGGAGGGTTTTTTTATGGAGTTTTTTATGCTGATTGTTACCCCGAAAATTGATTTAAATGGCGAGCGCTGGTTTTATCCCTACAAAAAGCCAGAAGGCAGCAAAAAGGAATTCTCGCCGGAAGAAGAATCGCTGTTCAAACTTCGCCTGCTGGTGGCCAGCAGCGAGAATCCGCAATATCGCTCTCGTAACGCGCTGGTGCGCCGCCACATCGATAAGATGGACGCAGGTTATAAGGTGGGGACAACGGATTTTAATCTCGCCAGCGTGGACGATATAGACTCTGTTGATGACCTGCTGATCGATAACGCCGCTCGGTTCCTGCTGAAAGGCTGGGAGGGAGTAGGTAAGTTAGTCGACGGCATAGAGGTTGCTCTCGACTACACCCCAGAACTTGGGGCTGCCATGCTGAAACAGCACCCGGCGCTATACTGGCTGATACTGGCTGAGGCGGCAAATATTGCTCAGGGTAAGGAGCAGCAGACTCAGGAAACCGTAAAAAAGCCATAGAGGCCCAAAAGTGGCTAAAGGATTTCGCTGGCGAGCAGGGCGAGAAAGCAAAGTGGCGCAGGGAGAAGCTAAATCTCCCGCCCATACCTGAGCCCGAGATTGATGCTGTCACGGGGGAGATCCTCAACGCTTACGCCATGATATCGCGCGGCAGGAAGTATGCGGGCATGGCCGGAGTACCGCTCCCTCTATCCCTGAATGATATCGAGCTTTACCTGGCTTCGCGCACCATCCTGATCGACCGCATTGAGTTTGATGCAGCGATACTGGCCCTTGATGATGTCTGGAGGGCTGAGTGGTCGAAAGAACAGAGGAAGAACAGTAAGTAAAATGAGGCTCGGCATGGAACTCCAACCCTTTTAGCATTACATGCAGGCCTTAAAATTCAAAAACATCATCCAATGAGTTGAAAAAATGAACGAAGTGCACCACAATAGATGCATAAGTGATGCTGTTTGGAGGTTTTATGGCTCGTTTAAGTGTTACGCTTTCCCCAGAGATGGAAGCTTTGATTCAAAAAGTATCCTCAAAGAGGGGGATATCCAGAGCGCAAGCGGTACGCCGAGCATTTGCTTTGCTACAAATTTCCGAAGAACAAATGGAAAACGGAAGAGAGTTGGGAATTATAAAAGATGAAGGTGGCGAAATTAAGGCTGTAGGAAAAATTGCAGGCTTGAAAAGCCATGGCTGATTCTTATGGTAAGGAACCATCGGGAAAGGAACCATTTACTGTTAATTTGGCGGATGAGGAGCAAGAGGTTGGAGATATCCAGTTCAATCTTCCTCTTGCCCGTTTTCAGATGGCAAAATGGGTGTTAATTTGTCTTTTCGGACTGATTGTGTTCCTGATATTTTGGCGAATTGCGCCTGATGCACAACCAAAACAAGATATTATAGAGGTCTTTAATAAGGTCTTTGATAGTGTTATACCTATAGGGTCATTGATTCTTGGTTATTATTTCGGCAGTTCAAATAAGACCAATGAATAACCCGCTACTTGCGGGTTTTTGTTCTATAGATCAAATCATTGTCCGAGTAACTTTGTTAAACCTGCGGTAGTCGCAGCTTGTACCACAGTTTTAAGTGCTTCCGTTGAAAGTTCAGCGAGCGTGGATTTTGCTTTTTCTTTCTGCTCATCGTTCATGTTCGAAATCGCGATGAGGTCTTCGAGGATGACTACGGCTTCTCGATGGAATTTGATGGTTTGAACGTTCAATATTGCACTAAGCCCACCATCATCCCGAATAAAGTCAATTCCTTTATTCGTTATTTTAGTGTTACCGAGCATAACAATATAAGCTCCGGACATGACTTGCTCTAAATGACAGTCTATCAACCCATGGTCACGAAGGTAGATAAGGTTTGCTACTAGGTTATCCTCATTACCAAATGCTGATTTATAGTGACCTTCTCGCTCATGGTTAATACCATACGGTGATGTTTCATATAGTTCTTTCAGCAGTTCACGCTGTACATTTCTGTCGAACTTATCCATGGTAATTCCTTTGTTGGGCTTTACTCTCTAAGTTACACTGATACAGACGAGGCTAACATCCTGATAAACGATCAGGTGATTTTGCCGCCTACGCGCATCCCTGTTAATCTGTGTGCAAATGTTAATGATGGGGATAGGGATGTGGAAAGCGATAACTTCGATGACCCTTTGTTTGATCAGGCAATTAGCTTTGTAATCGAAAAGCGGAAAGCATCCGTAGCTGGACTGCAGAGGCAGTTTAGAATCGGGTACAGCCGTGCATCGCGGTTAGTTGAACAAATGGAGGAGATTGGAGTCGTTAGCAACCAAGGGAGCGACGGAAACAGAGACGTCTTGGCGTCCTCGCAATTCGACATAGCCGCTCTTAACTTGAAAGCTCTTAGAGAGGAAAAGGAAAGGCGGCGTCAAGAAGAATTATCAAGGCAAGCCAAAATTGCAAATTCAGTCGATGAACAATTAAGGCTTTCAGCAATTACAAATAAGAGAATTGTAATTTGGCTCAAAGATACAGGAAATGTAGCGCCATCAGGCAATAAGGTGTTTATCCTCAAATCCTCATCGCCTTTTGAATATTTGGCGCAGCAACAGAAAAACAAATTAAAGCCAGGTGACGCAGAGTACAGTGAGATACTTGATGGATATAGGTTTTCTGCCACAATGCAGATGCGGACGCCTACCAGCGTTCTGTGTCAGCATGGCAGGATAGAAAAGCTTCCTGCTCATAAATTACCTCGTATTGTAAAGCAGGAGTGGCAAGGCGTATGGCTGCCGCACCTAAAGCCAGCCGCAGAGCTTGGAGCATGGGCAAGGGAGGTTAACGGGGCTATGGCTTCTGAAGTCGGTTATGTTCCTCAAGATGGTGGAGATTTCTTGCGATTTATGCTTCTGGCTCATCAAATTGTTGATGACGGGTTAGGTCATGATGAAGCCATAGAGTGGATGAAAATCTGTAGAGATATGGTAGGTAGCGATGGCGAGTCTATTGGTAAATTCATTGAACGTTATGGAAATACACCAGAGTCGGCATGGTTTCGCATCTCATCCATGATAAAGAACAATAGGGACTCATTAAAATGACAAAGAAAACTCGATGCATATATTTGATTATTATGTCACTTGTGTTTGCTGGTAATAGTTTTGCTGAGGATGTTGAGATGCTATCCGGGTGGGGGATCAGCAAGAAAAAGGACCCGATGACTGACAATATTAATGTTCTTGTTGCGTTACAGTCAGAACCATACAATAAAGCCGGGAGCAAGGCGGGGTTAGCAGTTAGATGCTTTAATAATAAGACGGAGTTTTTAATATCTGCTGAGGGTTATTACGGGCATCCAACATCTACTGTTATGATGAGATTCGATAAAGGAAAGGCCTCATCAAGCCAGTGGTCTGTGGCTCAAGGAGGGCGAGCGCTTTTTTCAATGAATCCGATAGATGAAGCTAAGAAACTCACTGAACATAAAAGGTTGCTCATTAGATTCCAGCCGTACGGACAAGGAGATATTGATGCGCAGTTTAACCTTGATGGTGCTGATTTAGCGATACATGAAGTACGAAAGGCGTGTTCATGGCCGTAAAAATTAACTAGCCCACTCAGGTGGGCTTTTTATCATAGATGATATAAGGATGACTGATTTCGCCACGGAAGTTGGCTAAAGAATCGCTGGTGGCTGTAGGTAGCCTTCACTAACTATCATCGTTTCAACGTTTTCTAACCCGCTTCGGCGGGTTTTTTTATTGCCCGGAGATCGCTAAATGACAGAACAAACCTCCCGCCTGGCCATTATTCTCGATAGCGTAGGGGCAAAACGTAATGCAGATAGCCTTTCTGATTCGCTAACTAAGCTCACAACAAACGGTGAAAAGACTGTTGCTGCCGTCGGTAAATTAGGTGCAGCTCTAACTGCTGCAGTTACTACTGGCGCACTCATGGCAGGAACGGCATTGGCGGCAATGATCAAGCACACGGCAGAGGCTGGTGTTGAGATTAGCCGGTTGTCAAAAATAGCTAATGCGTCTACTACTGATTTTCAGAAATACGCCATAGCTGCCAGTGCCGCGGGGATATCTCAGGAGAAGTTCTCCGACATAATGAAGGATGTTAATGATAAGGTTGGTGACTTCCTGAGCACCGGCGGGGGGGAGCTCCAGGATTTTTTTAAGACTATAGCTCCAAAGGTTGGTGTGACGGCTGAGCAGTTTAAGAATCTTTCAGGGCCAGCTGCAATGCAGCTATATGTTGATACCCTGCAAAAAGCCAATGTTTCACAAGCGCAGATGACTTTCTATATGGAGGCCATTGCCAACGATGCCACTGCTTTGATACCGATGTTTCAGAATGGCGGCAAAGTGATCAGTGAAATGGCCGATATATCGGAGAAGCTGGGTCTTATTCTCGACCAGAAAACAATTCGTGCGGCGCAGGAGTTGGAAACCACTGGCTGGCTGGTCAATTCCTCAATGCAGGGGCTAAGAACTCAGATTGCTGCGGGATTAATGCCAACGATCAGCGACCTAACAGGCGAGTTCACTACGTTCGCCGCAAAAGCAATAGATGTTACAGCCGTATCCCAAACACTGGATAGCTGGCTTAAAAATCTGGCTAAGGCCGCTGTAACTGTCGCAGGTGCTTTCATGGGTGTTACCAAGGCCATGGGAGGGATGGTTGACTTGTGGAATGGGATTAAGGATATAGACCTTTCACACCCCGTTGATGCCTATCATCAAATCAAAGATGTTTTCGCCAATGTGTCAGGCCAAGTAAACGGTGAGTTAGACAATATCCAGAAATGGGTGGATGAGGCTTGGGGGAAAATTAATGCTGCCGGAAAAAATGGAGGTAATGAGTTCATAAAGAACCTCACCGATATGCGTAATCAAATAAGTTTTGCGCAGGGGCATATCGGAACATTTTCCCCTGGAACAGGTAGTAAAACTAAAGCTTACTCTGAGGATGCAGGGCAGCGACTACTTAACCAGATTAACGAGCAAACTGCAGCATTCAATGCGCAGTTGGACGCTAGCGATAAATTATCAGTGGTCGCAATGCAGCGCCTGAAGTTTGAAGAGCAGATTAAGACTATTCAGGATCGACAGGCCAAAGGGCTGCCAGTTACCAAAGATCAACAGTCGCTGTTGTCTATGTCCAAAGAGATAGACGCAGCGTTCAAACGTCTAGAACTAAGTCAGAAAGCTACTGCAACCCTAGACGATTACCGGAAAATGCAGGAGCAAATTGCACCAAAGGAATTGCGCCAAAATGAGACGTTGCAAAAACGCCTCGAAATTCTTCAAAAGATGGTTGAGCTGAAGAAACTGACGCCGGAGGCTGCTGGGAAGCAGGCGAGTGACCTGATTAGTAAATCAGTGCTTCCGGATTCAGTTATCTCTGGGGTAAACAAGGCCGGTGGAACGCTCACGTCAGGTGCGACGAATAGTGACCTGGCAGGGCAAGGCCTGAATATGATAGGTCTGCAGATTGACCCTCAGCTTGAAATCATCGAAAAGCTGAAACAGGCGCAGACCGATTATGCTCTCTGGCTTAACGACCAGGAAAAAATCATCACCCAGAATAGCCAGTTGAATGCTCAGCAGCGCCAGCAGGCTCTCTCTGAACTTCATGAAAACGGCATGAGGAACCAGCAGGCCATCAGTACCGCTGTATATGCAGCCGAAATGCAGTCAGCTCAGAATGCATTTTCATCCATCACTGACTCAATGGGCACCATGTTTAGCAATCAGTCAGCCGCATATAAGGCGGCTTTTGCAGTGAGTAAGGCGTTTTCTATCGCTCAGGCATCGTTGAACATGTATACCGCCATCTCTCAGGCCATGGCAGACCCCTCAGCACTGACGATTTACCAGAAGCTCGCCAACTATGCTCTCGTTGCATCGTCAATGGCGGAAATAGTTTCAGGCATTCAGAGTATTGCAGGGGTTGGCTTCGCTGAGGGGGGGTATACCGGCCCCGGGGGTAAGTATCAGCCAGCGGGTATTGTTCACAAAGGAGAGTACGTCTTCGACCAGGCATCAACGAACCGGATCGGCGTGTCTCAGCTTGAGGCACTTCGAAATGGCCAACCGCTTGATGCAACTCTGGGGCGTACAGGGTTTGGTACTGGTGTTCAGAACGTTAACAGCGATAACCGTAGGCAAACAACTGTACACGCGCCGATTAATCAGGAGTTTCATCTCCAGGGTATTACTCCGGAGCAGTTGAGCGCTACACTCAATCAGAATAATCGACAGCTTTCCAGGCAGTTAAAAGGTGAACTCACAAAGGAGGTTACCATGCCACAAGGAGCTTTTGGCAACGCTCTAAAAGGAAACTATACACGACACGGTCCTAGGTAAGCTAAACTGCATTAGCTGAGACTTGATTAGGTAGGTAAGTCTAACAATCTGAGTAGGTGCAAGAAAACACAAGGATCTTATTAATGGAAGCGTTGTTAACATTTACATTTAAAGACTTTATAGCTTTTATGATTCCTCTTTTTATTGGCGGACTTATCTTCAATAGGAGACGTAAACGTAAGGAGGTCCGAGTGAAGTTTTCATTTCTTTGGCTTGTTTTGATAGTCGGTGGAATTCTTGAAATATGCGATGATATCTACACAACTTATTCCTATAGGTATAATCACTTATATAATAATGATACGCTTACAACCGTGTTTAACTATGATTTTGCAAAAATTGTTTTTTGTGGGGTTTTGATCTTTGTTTCTATTGCGCTTCTTCTTCAGGAGTTGCTTTTAAACAAGCAGTCACATTGACGTATATTGCCTGTCGGCGCATCGCCATTTTTTATTTTGATATGGGGCTGTGCCGAAACAATGTAAGCTCATATTAAAGTCAATAAAATTAATATATTGATAATGCTGTTTTTTTTGATTTCTTTTAGCTCTTGAGGTGAGTTGATAAATATATCGCCTTGTGTGTTTGTTTCGATTTAATAAGATTTTTATCTTCGTTAATTTTAACCAAAAAATCAGAGATTTCTTCGATTCCATAGTGCTTTATTCTGAAATGAATACCCTCCTGAGGTTAATGGTGAAATTTTATTCGAGATACTTTACCGGGAGACTGCATGACTGATATTTACTACCCACATGACAGCCTCCCTATGCCATTACAGGAAGGATACGGATTTCAGCCTGTGAGCCCGTTAAAACGAACCCAGTTAACCACCGGTCGCGCGAGGCAAAGGCGAGCTTTTACGTCCACGCCGACGCAGGCCAGCATCACCTGGTTTATGGAAACCGATGCGCAGGGCCTGGCGTTTGAGTCCTGGTTCCGTGATGCGTTATCTGACGGGGCAGCGTGGTTCATGATGAAGCTGCAGACGCCGGCGGGCATTAAGTTTTACAAATGCCGCTTCACAGATATTTATCAGGGACCGGTGCTGGTGGCCCCGATTTACTGGAAGTACACGGCAACGCTTGAATTATGGGAGCGCCCCCTTGCTCCTGCCCCATGGGGTAATTACCCGGAATGGATCGTCGGCAGCTCACTGCTGGATATTGCGCTGAATAAGGAGTGGCCGAAGCATGACGCAGATTAAACGCCTCTACGCCAGCAGCGGGCCGGAGGTGATCATTGAAACGCTGCAGATCACCATTGGTTCTGACGTCCATTATCTGTGCCAGGGTTACGAGAACATCACGGCAACGACGGAGAACGGCGATACCGTAACGTTTTCAGCCTGTGCGATAGACATTGCGCTGCCGGCGCGCAATGCGGACGGCACGCAGGACCTCAAATTTGCCCTGTGCAATATCGATGGTGTTGTGTCCACGGCGATCCGCTATGCCCTGGCTAACAGATTGCCTGCATGGCTGACGTACCGGAGTTATATCTCTACGGATTTAGCAGCGCCTGCGGCAGTGCCGTATACGCTGAAAATCAAGTCGGGCTCCTGGACGGCGACAGAGGTTCAGATCACTGCGGGCTACATGAATATCCTCGATACCGCCTGGCCGCGTTTCCGCTACACGCTCCCTGTATTCCCCGGACTGCGTTATATCAGCTAAGGAATCCATCATGTTTATTCCGGATAAATACCGTTCAGTCACTTGGCTGAAGGGCGGGCGCGTATATCCGCAGCTCGACTGTTTCGGCATTGTAAACGAGATACGCCGCGATCTGAATTTACCCGTCTGGCCCGATTTTGCCGGGGTAACCAAAGACGACGGCGGCCTCGACCGGGAAGCGCGCCGGATGATGCTTACCCTTGAGCGCTGCGAACCCTGCGAAGGGGCCGGGGTGGCCTGTTATTCCGGGTCGACTGTCACCCACGTAGGGATCGTGGTCAGTATCGATGGTCTGCTGCATGTGGCGGAATGCAATCCGGGAACGAACGTCACCTTTCTGCCGTTGCCGCGGTTTAAGCGGCGATTTGTCAAAGTGGAGTTCTGGCAATGACCATTCGTTTTTATCCGTCCCGGCTTCCCGGAGAACCACTCGAAACGCATGAGCATGGTGTAACCAGTATTCGCAACTGGCTGGTGGCAAATGTTGAAGGCTACGGGGATCGGGATGTCCCACCGCTGACCGTTGAGGTTGAGGGGCTGTCAATTCCGCCAGGCGAGTGGGCCACCTGCGTGATCCGCCCTGATAGTGATGTTCGGCTTTATCCGGTTCCCTTCGGGCTGGAAGCCGCGACAATTGCATGGATCGGTGTCGGTATCTCCGTTGCCGCAGCAGCCTATTCGCTGTTTATAATGAGCACCATCGATACGGGCGGCTATACCTCATCCACAGGGCGGAGTCTCGACCTTAACCCGGCAAAGGCGAATACCGCAAAACTCGGTGATGCCATTCGTGAGGTATTTGGCCGGGTGCGTATCTACCCTGATTATGTGGTGCAGCCGGTTACCCGGTTTGATGCCGCCGATCCTACGAAAATGCGCGTCCAGATGTTGCTGTGTCTCGGTGTCGGTGATCTGATTTATACCAATGGCGATATCAGGGTTGGCAGTACGCCAGCTTCAACGCTACCGGGATTCAGCAGCACCCATTACCCGCCAGGCGCGGACGTTTCCGGTGATGAGCGCAGCGAAAACTGGGTCAACTCCACCGAAGTGGGCGGGACGTCATCCGGCACCGGGCTGGATATGGCCCAGACGTCGCCGGACGCAGACGACATTATCGCAGACAGCATGACCGTATCCGGTTCGAGCGTAACGTTTACCGGGCTGGACACGGATGATGATGACGATAATGACGAGAACGATAACGCGCTGCCGCCCAGCTGGGTCGCCGGCGCCGTGGTCGAACTGAAAGCCCCGGCGAACTACCAGATCACTTCGGCGGCTGGATACAGTGTTATCGCCAGCCCGCTGCTGACGGAGATCGCGCCGGTAGTAGGTATGCCGGTGACGCTGGGGTTTAACTCTGTCGATTACGATCTGTTTATCGCGTCATATACCCCCGGTCAGGCTGCAGTGCCCGGCGCCGGGGGGAATGCGGCAAAACTCCAGGCCAGTGCGGCCCCGACCACCTACGATTTTTCGACCAGCTCCAGCACGTTCACGATCACCTGGCAGGGGGTTACCTACCCGGTGTCGCTGGTGGCTAACTACGTCTCTATGTCGGGACTGCTGGCGGCCATCACCGAGGGACTCACCGGCTCCGGCCTGGTTGCACAGGACAACGGCGGCACCGTACTGATAACCGAGTCGGCCAGTCCGTTCGCGGGTGGGGCGATCACGTCCTCTTCGCTGCCTGCAGCTGTTTTCGGTGATGCCCCGGTTTACACCTCCGGCACGGCATCAACCGGCGGCAGCCCGGCGGTAACGGCGAATGTGACGCTTGCCTATAACAGCGCCACGGGAACAGCCTTTTCCGGCATGCCGGAGGGGGTGCAACGGCTTTCACTTGCTCACCGCGGGAATGAGTACCGCATTGTCTCGACCGACGGCACAACGGCGACGGTGGCGCGCCTGGTTAATGGTGCCGTTGATGAGTCATGGCCGGGATTCACCGCCCGGACGATGATCGACTATGAGGCCACTGGTCTTAACGACACGTTGAGCTGGCTGGGGCCGTTCCTGGTTTGCCCTGAAAATGAGACCGTCGATATGTTCGAGGTGAATTTCTCCTTCCCGAACGGCATCTGTGGCTTTGACAGCAAGGGGAAAAAGCGGCTTCGGCATGTTGAGTGGGAGATTCAGTATCGCGTCTACGGTTCCGGATCGGGGTGGGTGAGTCACCAGGGAGAGTATGCGCTTAAAAACGTCAACGGGCTGGGATTCACTGAGCGGATCACCCTCAGCTCACCAGGGCTGGTAGAGGTTCGCTGTCGCCGGCGCAATGAGCAGGGCTCAAACAACGCCAGGGATTCGATGTACTGGCAGGCACTGCGCGGGCGACTGCTGACGCGCCCTTCATCCTATCCCGGTGTGTCGCTGATGGCGGTGACCGTTGAGACGGGGGGCAAATTGGCGGCTCAGTCGGACCGCCGCGTAAACGTTGTGGCCACGCGGGCCTATGACTCAGGAACGGCCAGAACCATTTCGGGAGCGCTGCTGCATGTCGGGAACTCGCTGGGGCTGGAAATGGATGTCGACACCATCAACGCGCTGGAATCCGCGTACTGGACGCCACGGGGCGAAAATTTCGATTTTGCTACCGGCGACAGTATCTCAGCGCTGGAAATGCTGCAGAAGATAGCCAATGCCGGCAAGTCCCGCTTCCTGTTAAGTGATGGCCTGGCGACGGTCAACCGTGAGGGGATTAAGCCCTGGACTGGCGTGATCACTCCGCATGAGATGGTGGAGGAGTTGCAGAGCGGATTTACCGTACCGTCCGACGATGATTTTGATGGTGTCGACGTGACATACATCAACGGGACTACCTGGGCAGAGGAGACCGTTAAATGCCGGATGCCAGACAATCCCACGCCGGTGAAAATCGAGGCCTACAAACTCGATGGAGTACTGAATCAGGATCACGCCTACCAGATCGGCATGCGTCGCCTGATGAAATACCTTCAGCAGCGGGTGACGTTCCAGACCACTACCGAGCTGGACGCGCTGTGCTACAACCTGGGCGATCGCATTGTGCTCACGGATGATATTCCGGGTAACAACACGATTTCCTGTCTGGTGGAGGCGATGACAACGGCTGGTGGCGTGACAACGTTCACCGTCACGGAGCCGCTGGACTGGTCTTTCGAAAATCCCCGCGCGCTGATCCGCTATCAGGATGGCTCTGCATCCGGGCTGATGGTGGCGAGCAGGGTGGGTGATTTTCAGCTGTCAGTCCCGCACCTGAGCGAGTTTGATGATCCCATGCGGGTTGACCTGTCGTCGGCAACCATCGAGCCGATCCGCCTGGTGTTCTGCGGCTCAACGCGCCACGTCTACGACGCCATTGTAGAGGAGATCGCGCCGCAGTCTGACGGCACCTGTCAGATCACCGCAAAAGAATACCTCGAATCGTTCTACCAGTACGACGACGCCACATACCCCGGCGACGCTGCTTAATACCGAAAAAATCCCTTTCAACTTTTCTTTCGCTCAAACCCTCGTTTGGGCGAAGCCTCTTTTTGGAGCAAAAAACATGGCCTTTGATCCGCCTCTTGGGAGCACGTCGCCCGCGGTGCTGCTCGATAACGCCACTCGCCTGGACGAACTTGTTAACGGGCCAGCGGGAACGGTTAATGATCGTGCCGGGCAACCGCTGGACTCCTGGCGAAAAATCATCGCCGCCCTCCTGGAAAGTTCTGCAGCAGCGATGGAAACCATTCGTCTGACGCTGATCCCCCTCGGTGAACAATACGCCACAGAGGCCGATGCGCAGGCGGCGATTAATAACGGAACGATCCCCGCTGGTTCATATTTTTTCGTCAGGAGCACTGACGACAGCGCGCTCGCTGTTGAATACAGGAATGTTTCTGGTACAGCTCAGCCTACCGGACGCAAAATGCCGTCTCAGGATTTGCTAAACCAACTGACTGAGTCGCTCGGTTTTCTGCTTCCCCTGGCTGACACCACACGTTTTTTTAAGGCCGGGGTAACAGGCACAGCCTACGAAGCGATCAACGCTGAAGATATCTTTATCGATGCTGAGAATAACCTGCAGTACTGGATAAAGGACGGCGTGCGGCAGTACTTCCTGCCGGTTCGGGTCCCGACACTGGAGGCTGACACCGTTCTTGTTGACGGTATCGCCGTCGATCCGGCTGCTATTCCCCCGGCTGTCCTCGCCACAAACCTGCTTGGCCTGGCTCAGTCCAGCAAATTCCTGGACCCGGAGGCATTTCAACCCGGCGGCGCGTATGAGGGCTGGGAAGGCTACGACAATATCTGGCTGGATAAATCAGGAAATATTCAGGGTTATACCCGTGAAGGTATCAGCTATTTGCTGTTGCCCCTGTCAGTGCCTGAACTCAGTGCAAAAAAAATCCGCCTCGACGGTGAAGACCTGCGGGACGTGATCGCCAGACGCACGGAAACACGGCTCCCGTTCACAGAAATGGTGGACGGAAAAAGCCAGATCATGCTGCTGAATAACCAGACCGGCCAGCTGTCGCAGGTGACTGATGGCACCGCAAATGAAACGGACCCGGTAGTTGATGGCGGCGGTGTGCTTTCCTGGACTTCGGACAGGGACAGCAGCGTACCCGGCGGGAAATATTATCTGGCGGAGAGCGGCAAAATTCATCCTGTCATTTCCCGGCGCGTCCTGGCGGGCTGGGGCGATTCGTTCATGGAAAACCCCGTTTTTATGAATACCCTCCATGCTCTGACAGGTTTACCCGCCTACAACTTTGGCAAATCAGGGCTCAGAAGCACCGCTGTTGCTGCCCGTCAGGGGGGCGATCCTTTTTACTGTATACCGGTGGATCGAGTAATCCCGGCCAGTGGGACGGTCAACCTGATACCGAACGTACCGGGACCCCATGCCTCTGCATCAAACGGGGCAATGGCGGCCATAAAATGCCAGCTGGCTGGCGTAGACGGAACGTTTAACTGGGATGGCGTGCAGGCCAGCTTTACCCGTGATACGGCGGGCAGTGCAAAGACTGTCAGCGTGCTGACAGCGCTCTTTGTTTACCCTTATACCACCTCTGACGTGCTGGGCTCGATGCCTGCAGGCGTGCTGTATCCTGAGCACGATGAAGCAATTCTGATCCTGACCTGCGGTCGTAACAACACAACCAGCGTCAGCGAAGTGGTAAATAACGTAATTAATACCGTCAATTATCTCAAGCCGATCGGGAAATTGCCCTGTATCTGCCCTCAGTTTACACGCGGTGATGAAACCCGAGGCTCTGCTGGCTATCAGCGTATTCATGCCATTAACGCAGGGCTCAAAGCGGCTTTGCCGGAGTACTACTGTGAAATTGATGGCGTTGATCTGCTGCAGAACTTCAAAAACCACTACAACCCGGCGAATGCAACCGATGTGCAGAATATCGCCGACGACACCACACCTGCTTCCCTGAAATACGACACGCTGCATCCGTCACAGACGCTGATGAGCGGCGCGCTGTACGTCGGGGCAGAAGTTAACGCAAATTTCGTTTGCCAGTTTCTCAAACATAAAGGATGGGTTAAATAATGGGTAAGGTCGAACAGAGCACCGACTGGGTGAACGACACCGGGTCAAAATTATATTATTTTCCGTCCATCAATGCCGGTACGCTGGGAATGATCGATGTGAAGCATAACTGGGCAGGAGGGGCGAAGAACCTGGCTCCCGGTGCCCAGCTCAAAAATCTGTGCTATCTGGATGAACCGGCCAGCGTGGGTTCAGTAGCCCTGAACTTTGACAGCACTACCGGTGGGCTGATTTTCGATAAAACGTCGCGCCAGTACCTGCGCCTGCCGGCGGGGTTTATTCCGACAGCGGCCATGAAAGACTACATGCATACGTTCTGGCTGAAAATCGATCCGGCGAATGCTGGCGCGGATGGTTTCAGTAATGTCTGGGTGGGGATTGGGGCAACCAGTTACGCCACTACCGCTAACCGGTTGATTCAGGTCTATCCGACCATCACGGCTGGGATGATCACGGCGCTGACGGTGTGCGTGCGTGGCATTAACTACAGCATTAAGGATTACATCGGCAGTCTGGCCGACGGCAATCTTCACTGCCTGAGCGTCCGCTATCAGGAGTCGGTTGATGGCACGCAGCAAAAGGGACTGGCTTATCTGGATGGCGTTCTTGCTTATGAGGGGGTCTGGACGGGGAAAATTGCCTATCCGACGGCGGCTGTTAACCTGAATGGCATCGGATCAAACCTGGCGGATACCACACCCTTTGCAGGTCGGTTTTACCGTGCGCGAATTGACGATCTTACACTGGTCAGCAAAACTGCGCTGCAGGTCATCGCGGAGGAGATGGTGGCAGTGTCGGGAAGGTTTAGCTAAAAAAAATGTATAGATATCATAATTAATGATATCTATACATAATATGTCTACTTTGAAAAAGCTTTTACTAAAGAAATAATCAATCCAATTATCGTCGGGATTGCTAAGATAATTGTGTATTTAGCCTCTGAAACCGCAGACTTAATTGCTGCATCATTTATTTTTGTTGTGTTTTCTATTTTTTCATGAATGCTTTTTGATGAGGTTTCTAACCTCCGGTCAAGTTCATTGAATCGATTGTTGGTTGATTCAAACTTATATTCATATTTATCGAGCTTATGGTCCAATTGAGTCATTAGATTATTTATTTGTGTTAATGATTTGGTTATTTCATTAACTTGGGACTCCAGTCTGTCTAGTCGATACAAAAAATCACCTCCACCCCCACCAGAACCTATTGAGCCGCCCCCCCCTCTATAGTCCATAGAGTCGGATGAGCCTTTATCTCTATACACATCCAAGTTGGTTATTTTATTTGGAAACATTTTTATTTACGCTTTCTTCAGGAAATGTTTGGTTATTTTCGAATTCATATTTTGTGTTCAACACTGCATATGCGTTGTAAAGTTTAACATACCCGCAGTTGTTACAAGTTGATATAACAAATGGAGTTTTATCGTCATCAGAAATTGAGTTGATTGCTTTTACTTTATGTATCAATAAAATGCTGTCTTTACCATCGGTGTCACTCAGTGTAAAAAAGTCTTCATTTCCACACTCCGGACATGCCAATTTAATCCTTCTCACCATTAAATGCCTAATGAAATCTCTAACCGTAAGTGATTTAATTTCTTCATCTGCGTTTTCAGGTATAAACCAAAAGTCCATACTTCCATCCTTAATGTAAGATTTTAGTAATGATAGAAAGTATCATTGCTTCAAATGAAATAATCAATAGTCGTAACAACTTTTTTAAAAAACAGCGTCAGCGGTTTGAAGCCTAGCATCACAATCTAGGCTATTCGCTTTGCTCGTTAACTGAACCGGGAGGCGCACAGGTTGTAATCGGCAGTCAGTATATCGGTGGCCGTCAGGCCGGATGAACCGATATCATCAACCCGTGCGCGATACAGCATACCTGTCCAGGACAACGGAAACGGATTGCTCGTTCCCACCCTGCGCGTTGTTGGCTCTCCGGGTGGTGTCACCGCCAGCGCAGATGTTGAGGTAAACACCACCACCTTATCGATATAGGCGCGAATAGTATGCTGAGTGCCATCCGCGCTGAACTCGCATTCAACGGCAAACTGATGCTGCCCACCATCAAACAGGGGGAGCAGATTGCTGGTCACTACGTAGTTTTTACCACGTACGGCCAGCTCTATTTTAGTCGGTTGTCCGGTTGCATCGGTCGTCGGCACTACTGATAACAGCGCATTCGCATAGCCGTTTGTTTCGGTCGTGGAAAAATGCAGGAGCTGGTTGTTGAAAGTGGACAGGGACCCGGCTTTCGTAACTTTTACCCAGGCCATAAACAGCCAGTGCTTATCGCTGACTTTCATGCAGCTGGCGGCATCCAGATCAAACCCGTCGTTTTTTACGCCAGCGAAAAGCATGCCTTTGTTTGCTGCGCTGTAGGTTTTAGCCAGGGAAAACGCCCCGGTGTGATCGTTATAGGTTAGATCGTGGATTATCGCTCCAGCAGCTAAATCTTTACCTCCTCCCATTGCGTCGACAGCCATATCAAATACGCTACGGGTACCTTTGTTAATGCTTTTATCGCGATAAAATTTCTTCCCGGTATCGTTAATCACTCCCTTTAACACTTCAATTCTTCCACTCATTACAATACCCACCCTTTTAATTTCATAAAGTTGTAAACGAACTCGGTATTAACATCTGCTCCTGCATACAGCGCATACTCTGGTGTGACTGAGCCCGATATACTCTGGCTGGGGTGCAAATTGTCGTAACGTAACGATCTCGGTGTTACGCCATTATTGATATCTTCGACATCTCCGGGCGACGTCGGATTATAATGATTCATAAAGTTTTGCAGCAGATCGATACCATTAATCTGGCAATAATTATCTGGAAAATTCTGCTTATATAAGTTATTTAAAATACGCACGTAATTATTATTGGTTGAACCCGTTGGCTCAGTCCCACCAGGAAAATCAGGCAATATCACAAAGCGTTTTCCTACCGATTTAAGCCATGACACCATCGCTTGCGCATTACTGATTATCAAATCAATCTCAGAAATATTATTTCGACCCAGCCAGAAAATATTAATACACTCATCATGCTGATCGTACCGGGTTCCGCCCGGCGCGCCGTTTGTTACTGAAAACCCTGTTATCGGATAAACGATCACCGGAGTGGGCACACTGACTGTCAACGCAGCGCCTGCAGCAGTCCTGGTAAACGTCGCATTCGTCCCGTCCCAGCCAAACATCCCGTCAATACCCGCAAAGGAGCAGGCAATACTGGTGGCGGCAGCATTACCAAAAATGCGATTTGGGCCGGGTTTAGCGGGACTTAACGTCACTGCACCAGATGCGGGGATGACACCGCCAGCAGGAGTGTAAAACGTATGGGCAGCTCCCTGGCGGCTGGCGATACCTTCAGATGTCAGTCCAGACTTGCCAAAGTTGTAGGTATAAAGGCCTGTCAGCTGGGCGAGCCGTGAAAGAAAGCGGCCGTTCTCCATGAAGCTGTGACCCCATCCAACCAGTTTTGGCCTGGCGATATAGGGATATTCTTTAAAGCCTGGGCCCTCGGCATAAAACAACCCGCCGGGGGCATTGTCGGCTCTGTCTGACGTCCATACGATCCGGTCCAGAATATCCGGCCGGGGATTCGTTTCGTTGCTGCTCCCTGTCGTTACGGCGATTTCTTTCTTATTCTCAGTATCATAAACGCGAACCTGTGATTTCCCGCTGGCGTCGATCTGCGTGAATGGTGCGTAGGGGTTAACTTTTGGCGGTTGTAAAGAAAACAGATAAGCCTGTTGCCATCCGATGGATCGCTGTATGTATTCATCCAGATCAAACTGAATGTTTTTATCTTCGTCCAGGATGACATATCTCGCGGGGTTCAGCTCATACTCACCCGATGCGGAGCTGAATTCCGTTGTACCGCTGAGCACTTCGAGGTTTGTTTTATCCATCGTTCCCAGGATACCAGCAGGATTAATACTCTTCCCGTTAACTGACAGGCCACAGAAATCAAATAAGCCGTTTTTCAGCGCGACCAGAATGTTGTATTCGCTGTCCACCACAACAGAATCGTATTCATCATTTAATTCTGTCATCGTCCTGAACGTCGTGGTTTCAGACAGCGCAACCAGGGGGGTCAATTTACTGACCACTATATCGGAGGGCATACGCCTGCCGGTCGCGGTGAGTGTGCCGCTGATATTGATGTATTCATCTGCGAGAGCATCGTCGGCTGTGCTACGAACGAACGTTGCAGAGCCAACCGGAATGTTCGCGATATCCGCCTGCGCTTCCGGGAGGGTCATATACTGACGGCTCAACGGAACCAGGTTGCGCCGGATATCGTCCAGCGTAGTCGAAATCCGCGACATGATACCTCGCCAGGTATCCAGATCAGCCCCGGAGCGGTCAGGGAAAACCAGTGCCAGGCTATTCAGCAAATTATCCAGGCGAGTGGCGTTATCGAGCAGCACCGCGGGCGACGTGCTCCCAAGAGGCGGATCAAAGGCCATGTTTTTTGCTCCAAAACGGTATTCGCCCAAACGAGGGTTTGAGCGAAAGGCTGCGGCTTTTTACAATCAGCTATTTCAAAGGGTTACAAC